AAAAAAAAAAAAAAAAAAAAAAAAGACTTGAAAAGCCTTAAAAAATAACTGGAAAAGGTCAAAAAATAATCGCAAAAAATGGGTATAAAAGAGAGATTACAGGCTTACAGGCTACTAAATTTACAAAAATTACGGAGATTACAGATGTTAAATATTTTACATTGATTGTAAATATTACTTGACAACTGGGAAATAATATGGTAAAGAATATGTAACAATGAAAACGGAGGTGAATGTGAAATGCCCGCCATTAGACGCTACATATTGTTAAATTACAGTGGTGAAAATCATGAATACTGGCGTGTAGCTATGTCAGACAAAGATGCTTTGATTAAGGCTATTAGGCAGTTGGAGATAGACCTTGGGAAGATGCCTGGAGCATTAAGAAAGCACTTTCTAAGTGGTAAAGGTTTTTGGGAAGTTCATTTATGTTGAGGATTAGTCATGGGCTTAGATACAAACAAACTTGATACAAGAGAAGAAGATAAAAGAAGAAATGAAAAGACTTTAAATGAAGAGGAGGTGATTAAGATGGATGCGACAGAGACTATGGAACAGATTGAGACTATAGTGAAAGATTGGCAAGTTGGTGAGATTGATAGTGAAGAAGCTCTCAAACGTATTAAAGAGTCAACAGTTTATGAGTTAGTTGAATGATTAAACAATCTTAATATAAAAGGAGCTAATTCTGGGCGATTAAAATTTGTTGGGGGGAGGATTAATTATGACAAAGAAGTCTTATTGTAGGTGTAGTGCGTTAACAGTTAACAAGGACGTTGACTTTCCTTGGGAGAAGGCAGAAAAGTTTGGCGCAAGAGGAACCGAAAGTCAGTGTAAAAAGTGTGGATACTGGAAGTGGACATTCCCGTCTGCTCTAGCTGTGAAGAAGTGGTATAAGGAAGTTAGACAAAATTCTTATTTACTGAAGGAGGTGGTTGAATAATGACTGAATGGGAGTTATTTTTTATGCTTGCTGTAGTAATAATCGTAGTCTTAATTTCACAATAATAAGGAGGTGAGAAATGACAGTAGAAGAATTAGCAGTAAAGATTAAAGAGCTAATTGAAGAAAGTGGTAAAGATGTAAATGCGTTTGTTACAGTTTCAAAATTAGATGAAAGGAGCTTTGTTAACTCGTCTACTTATACCTGCGGAGATTTGCATACCTTAGCACAAACACTATCCCGCTCTTTTGATAAGCTTCCTAAGCTTATTACTGCGATGACAATGTATGAGCTTGATAAAGTAGCAAGTAACTTTATACCAAACAAACACTAAACTAGGAGGTGAAATATGATAGCGGTTGATACGTTCTTTAAAATGAATAGGTCAATATTTGGAGAAGATAACACACTAAAGAAAACCTTAAGAAAATTTATAACCTGTTTAGACCCAGATGATGCCGTAGAGCTGTATGGGTATCCTAGAGATAAGGAGGAATTTGGACATGAAGAAGCCAGTCTTGTTGCAGTTGACTAATAATTGTCTAGTTCCTATTAACAATATTGACTTGCTTATAAAGAACGAAGATGGAACTGTGGAAGTATACAGTTCTGACGAGTTTCCTATTGTTACGCTGTCAAGCGATGAATACGCAGTATTGCTTGGGCTGTTCGAGGTAGTTAATCTATATGATGAAACTCATTCTGAGCAAACATCATTTAACTTTAAGGAGAGAGGACAAGGAGGCTACGAAGATTACCCCGAAGACCTCTGTCCTCAAAAGAAGGAGCAAGTATGACGTCTGAAGATATTATAACTCAGGTTCTTATTCTTAATAAGGACATTTACGTCCCTTGCCGAGATGTTAAACACTGTGAAAGTGTAAGGGTAAGTGTCTATCAAACCAAGAAGAGAATTATTAAAAGCGGAGCATTTAAATCTGCTGTAGATATGCTTGCTGTCCAGAGAGTTGAAAGGGATGGTAACTTGTTTGTGCGAGTTTATAAGAAACGTAGCCCCGACCTCCTAACTGAACAAAATGGCGAACTGGTTACGATGCAGGTTGATGAAGACCTGAAGCGTATAATCTCTGTTATGGTAAAGGATGGGCAGTCGGAGGAAGATATTTTAACCTTTGTTAAAGATTGGAAAGGAGAGAAGTAATATGACAGTAGGAGAATTAATAGCAACTCTAGAGAAAGAACCAAACAAGAATAAGCCGGTCAGAATTCTTTTTGAGAAAGCTGACTACGTTGATGACTATGAAACCATAGCAGAAATTGACTCGGTATATAAAGATGATACAATAAATGGTGAGCCTACATTGACCATTATCTGCGGTGAAGAAGTTCTGTATGAAGGTTAAGTACAAAACGTCAAAATTTGACTTTTCTGGGGGGGGTAATATGAATACAGATATTATTAAAAAACTTGAAGAGAAAAGGCAGAAGTATTTGGGGTATAGGGATGAGCTTATACAACAAGCTGCTCATCTCGAGCAAAGAAATATTAATGCTCAGTTATATCTTAAATATAAGCAGAAGCAAAAACTTACTTTCTGGAAAGATGTTTTAGGATATACCCTTGCAGTAATAGCTGCGTTGGGAGTATTTTATATCTTACAAGTCTATATTAACTAGGAGGTGGTTATGTATGCAAAAGTTATGTTTGGAGAAAGAAGGAGGCACTGTAGTAATTGCCACACAAGAATTGAGCGAACAGTTCCACATCTTAGAATAGTGCATTACGGAGTCAGAGCAAATTTATGTAGGGAGTGCGTTATTCACTTTGCTGAGCAAGTTAAATTTATGTTATATAAGGAGGTGAATAGTGAGAAAAAGAAGACATCATAATACTAAAGGACTGAGACAGATTAAAAGGGGTAAGACTCAGAAACAAGTTGCGATGATGGCTAGGAGATCGGAGAAGAAAAAATGATTAAACGACCTCAAAAAGCTCCGACTGAACCGATAACAGATGAGCAGTTGAAACAGCTTAAATACCCGCTGTATGGTAGCTATAAACTAGACGGGTTTAGATGCTGTATTGTTAATGGAGTAGCAAGGACTTCTTCAATGAAAAGCTTTGCTAATATGTTTACGCAGAACTATCTATCGCAAGATAAGTTTAACGGACTTGATGGTGAGATTATTGTAGGTAGTTCAACCACTCGTGAAGCTTTTGATAATACATCTGGGCCGATAAGAAGAATATATGGTGAGCCTGACTTTAAGTTCTATGTATTCGATAGCTTCATTGACAAGCATCTATCATACGAAGAAAGGTGGCTAAAGAAATCTCATCTGTATTGTGATGAAAGGCTTGTGGTTCTTGACCAGATAGCTTTACATAATGCAAACGAAGTTCTTGAAATGGAGAAATACGCCTTGTCTCGTGGACACGAAGGTATAATGATACGCTCCCCATATTCTTCTTACAAGGATGGGCGGTGCACCTTTAGAGAAATGAACATCTTTAAAAGAAAGCCCTTTGTTGTTGAAGAAGCGATTATCGTTGATATTAATGAAGCTATGGAAAATCTTAATCTTCCAGAAACTAATGAACTTGGGCTGACTAAAAGGTCTTCACACGCAGAGAATAAGTTTCCTAAAGGAGCGCTTGGAAGCTTTGAGCTATACTCCTCGATTTGGGGGCGTTTTAAAGCATCACCTGGCAAGGGATTTGACGACAGTATTAAGAAATCTATATGGGAGAATAGAGGAGAGTATCTTGGCAAAACAGTTTTGTTTGAGTACCAGAAATTTGGTAGTAAAGATAAACCAAGACTACCAAGAGTTATAGAAATCTTATAGGAGGTAGAATGAAATCAATATCAAGAGAAGATTATGGATACTTTGATGCTCCGCCAGACGAAAGTGATGAAGCTGAAACTGTAGATGATGTTCTCTTCAGAACGAAAGAAGGTAAGTGGGGTTTCTGGGACGAGGCAGGACTTGCGTCTTCTTTATACTCTACAAGAGAAGAAGCTGAGACTGCGTTGGAGTGTTATATATAGAGTGGTTGCATCAGTAATAAAGAAGGAGAACAATATGCTAACATTACAAGCTTTAAAAGATATGAAGCCTCATACAGTAATAGCTACTGGGCTTACCATCGACAACCCTACAGGAGTCAACATGACAAACTCAGATAAGCGTCTGAGATAGGTTGCTGTGCGAGGAAGTATCCATGATTGGGCTATATATGTTCACTTCGCTACAAACGATATAGCCTTTGTATTAAGCCAAGGAGATAAGGTGCATGACAAAGAGAACATTAGACGATTAGTTCCTTGTGATGATGAAGCTCTTGCTATGTATAGAAGATAAATAATATGAGGGTGTGGTGGCATGATAGCCTGACGGAGAGAAAAGGTAACCAACTCAATATCCGTTGCGAGTATCTCTTAGCCCACACCCTCTTGAAAGGAGGAAAAAATGAAAACAGCTAAAGAATTTTGGGAAGAAGAATTTGGCGAAAAACCACAAACAAAGCCGGAAGACGAACTTCTTCCTTGTCCATTTTGTGGTGGTAAGGTTAAATTATATAAACACCTTGCACAGAAGGGGTGGGGACTGTCATGTAGTGAATGTTATGCTATGTTCTTTTGGGAAGGTACATTTGACAGATATGGGAATAGCAAAGAGAACATTGAACTACTATCTAAAGACAGGTTTAATCGGCGAGCATAGCAATATCCTCAATTAGAGAGAAAGGAGAAAATAATGAAAATATCATTAAAGATAGATTATGACGGTGAGCCGTATATTGTTTTATTGTCTGAGAAACCGGCTCTGGCTCACACGGAACAATGTGTTGAAGGCGAGTTGCTTGAACATTTTATAAAAGAGGCGAAAAGACGGGGACTAGTAATTAAAAACGAGACCGATATGCAAACGCGAGATGATTACGCATCTATACGGTTAGGTATTGCAAAAGGAGGAATGAAGGAGCCTCCTTGTGAATACATTTTTTTAGCATGAAAGTTCTTAGTCATCCAACCAAAACAGATGCAGTTATTCTTTTAAAAAGAATAAAGAAAGAACAAGGAAAGGAGCTATAAATTATGAGCAGTTCTATAATCTGTGATGGAAAGGAGAAAATCTCAATGATAACAAAAGAACATGAAGAAAAAGCGTGGGAGAAGTTAAAGAAACTTTTTCCTGACAGTTATATCACTCTAAATGCAGAATATAAGCAATATGATAATGGAGAAGAACATAAGAAGTATCAAGCTTATGTAAGTTTAGCCAAGCCTTATATAAGTTATGAGTTTGATGCTCCAATGGAAGCTGTAGATAATCTTATTGAAAAAATAAATAAAAAAAGGAGGAAAAAATGAAAATAATAACGGTCGAGATGATAATGGAGAAGAAACCTTGTCCGGACTGGACAGAGGAACGAGTGCGTCAGTATATCGGCAAGGGCAAAACTCTAAAAGAAATATTACAAATAAAAGGAGTTGACCCTGCCGATAAAATCTGGTGTGCGGCTAATTTTCTGCCTGATGAAACCAACAAGAAATTTATCATTTGGTGTGTGGAACAATGTAAAACAGATGATAAAAAACTTAATGAATATATCAAAACAGTAAAGAGGTTCTACACTGGGCAAGCAACAAGTGAAGAATTACGTATAACTTATGGGGCAACTGTTTGGGCAGATGATTGGACAGATGTTTGGGAAATTGGCGGGGAAGCTTATTGGGCGGCCGATTGGGTCTCTGATTGGGCAGATGATAGCGCAGCGGAGAGAAACAAGCAGATTGAAAAGCTCTTAACTCTGCTTTAAATACAAAAATCAGCCGGAGCGGTCGGTTGGATTGACCCCTTGTATAATTTTTATTAAAGGAGGATGGAAAAATGTTAAGAAAATGCCGTAATTGTGGAGAGTTAAAGGTTGGATGTAATCCACATGACAAGCCAGTTTGCGAATTGTGGCTGCCTATGATTTGGCAACTTATTCAACCTGATAAAATCAATGGATTTCAGCGTTGTTTTAGGTCGCTTGGAATGAAGATAGAACCCATAGGGAAGAACGACTTCACCATAGAAATGTGTGATTCTTTAACGAAAAAATCAGCCGGAGCGAAAGAACGATGGACAAAGATTTAACAATTTTGAAAGGAGAGGAAGAAATGAACCATTCAACAGTAGCATTTTCCGAATACGTAGAAAAGTTAGAAAACGCATTAAGAAAAATAGCAGACTTAGAATATTGCAATATACCAGGATGTGCTAAGTCAACCGATGCAGGGGCGTGTAGATTGTGTGCCGCAGAAGTAGCAGAAAAGGCGTTAGCCAAAGAGCCTGAAATTCCTCCTAACTATATAGAATGTATGACTTGCCACAAGCTTAAGCATGTTAATGATTTTGCTACGCCAGATGAGTGTGAGGATTGTTTTAAGGATTAAACCAAAGTAGGTAATGTTACACCACCTTGAAAGGAGGAAAATGAAAATAATAACGGTTGATATGAAAAGGAAGAGAGATAAATATTCATTTAGTCACCCAAAAGCAACGGCTCCAATAATTATTAAGGCATTTTCGGAGGCGGCAGCACGAAAAAAATGAGAAGTTTTGTCATTGCTATGATGTATGGCCATTGGGCATTGTCATACGATGCTGTAAAAGTGGATGAAGTTATGCGTCAAGTTACGATGATTAAATTATAACGTAGAAATCAGCCGGAGTGCAATAGTTCATAGCATTAGCTAATTAATAAAGTAACTGCACCCCCTTGAAAGGATGAAAAATGAAAATAATCACAGTATCTATGATAATGGAGAAGAAACCTTGCGATGACTGGACAGAGGAACGAGTGAGAAAATATATCGGCAAAGGGAAAACACTTAAAGAAATATTACAAATAAAAGGCGTTGACGCTGATGACAAAATATGGTGTGTTGTCCAATTTTTACCAGATAAGACAAATAGGGCTTTTGCTATCTGGTGCATGGAACAATGCAAAACAGATGTTCAAGAGATTAAAGATTATATTAAAGTAATTAAGCGTTATTATTCAGGCAAAGCAATATACAAAGAATTAGGTGCGGCTAATTGGGCGGCTAATTGGGCGGCTTATAGTGCGGCTATGAGGAACAAGCAGATTAAAAAGCTATTAACCATGATTTAATTAACGCAAAAACCAGCCGGAGCGAAGCTGAGTAATCGACTGTAGCGACAGGTTATCTTTTTTTGTAAAGGGTTAAAATGAATACTAATAAATTGCATATTGTAGATCAAAGTGGACAGCCTTACGGAAGCGTAAGGCGATGCTGTAATAAGTGCGGGTTGAGCGTATATGCTTTTGGAGATGGCGATAAGTATGCCGAGCATCCAGCAGAATACACAAGAGAGATAGCTCAAATTAACAGCACAACAAGGTGCTGTGATTTTATATCAGAAAGATATCGAAAAAATCAGCCGGAGCGTTAGCGATCGCCAGACAAAGATTTAACAATTTTGAAAGGAGAAATAAAATGCCAACAAAAAAAGTAGCAGTTATAAAAGAACAACATTTTATGGGCAAAGAATGTGGATATGATTTATTACCAGATGGTAGAATTAGGGTAGCTCCAAAGTATTCTGATAAATTTAATGAGTTAGAATTAACAGACCAATCCATAAAAGCTATTCTAAATGAGGCAATAAAAAGTTGCCAATCTTTATTATGGATAGTAAAGAAAGAAAGACAAAAGGTATGGAAGGATATAGTAGAAGATTATACTTTAGAAACAGATAAATATAATTATATTTATGTAGATGGATATATAACAAAAGAATTTAGACTGGGAATTAAAAAGAGAAAAGTTAAATGAGAAACAAACATCGTGATTGAAAGGAGAGAAAAGTATGAGTAAAGTTCGAGAAACTTATGAACAACAAATGAAAGATTCTGATATGATTTACAATCAAATTATATCAGCTGATTATAACAAAGTTGAAGATGCTCAACTAGCTATTGTAAGATTTTATGTTCCTGATATGACAATTTCAAGGGCAGGAATTAGCCACGTTTTAAAAAGAATTGAAGATAAATTTAAAGCTGGAAAAAAGCAGAACGATGGGTAGTTGGTCAGTCTAACGATTAAATTTATTCCAGCATTATACAGAACTCAGCCGGAGCGAAAGAACGATGGACAAAGATTTAACAATTTTGAAAGGAGAAATAAAATGAAAGATGGTTGTGTGTGGATAGTTGAACAATACTCGTTGGATAGATGGATACCAAGAATTATTGATGTTCATTCGACTAGGGCAATATCTCGTAACAAAATAAAAGAACTTAATAAAAAATATCACTTAAAAGAAATTTATTTTCGCACGCGAAAATATGTAAGAGCGTAGCGGTCGACACCTTGAAAGGAGAGAAGAAATGAACCTCGGAAGTAAAAAGAAAAAACGAAAAGCACTCTATTTTGCACGACAAAAAAAGAAAGCTGCCGAAAAGGAAAAACAGTGTAAGTATGTAGATGCAATCAGTAGTGATAATATTGAAAGTGCAGCCGAAGCTATGGGTATTTCCCTTAAATAGTAGCCACCCTCTTAAAAGGAGAGAAGAAATGCCGAAAATAAAGTTTTCGCACAAATACCAAAAGATATTAAATAGCCATAATGACGTAGTTAAGACAGCCACGCTTTTGCGCGTGGAAATAATAAGACTTGAAGAATTACCTAAAGTGTTTCTTGCTTATGATACAGATAACGGGACTTATGGATTTCCAAAGCACGGAAAATATTTGATGCTGCTCTTTTTAAAAGAACGCGAAGATGACAAAACTGCCCTTAATCTTTTTACGACCTTGAGAGCATTCACACCGGAGAAATACTTTTATTACGCTAAGAAGGTTGGAAAAGTATTTCAGGTTGTGGTGTGAAAGGAGAGAAGCAGTGAACAAACAAAAAAGACTGTCTCTAAAGGTAATCCTCCTTTCTAAAGTCAGAGATTTGTTTGGCTTTTGGGAGCTGTGTATTACAATTAATGGTAAGCAATACACATACTATCTTTCATCTGAGTTTGGTGTAAGACAGTTTGAAAAGAAACTTTACAAGAAGATGCCTGGCAAGGCTTTACAAGTGCTAAGAAAATTTAATATTAAGGAGGATAGACTATGACGTTTTATGTTGGAGAACGGTTTGTTTTGTATATTAGTTTTAAGATGTGGGCATTACCTCTGTTCTGTGATTTTGAGGACGAGAGTGTTTGGACTGTAATGTTTTTGTTCTTTAGCTTAGACTACTGGAGAACGCAAACATGAATGAAAAAGATCTAATAGAGAAAGCACAAAGTCTTTTAGCAGAAGATGAATTTGCTGCGCTAGAAAAGCTTATAGGAAGTAATAGAACTAAACCGACCACAAAGCACTCTCTTCAGGAGCATTACCTAAAAGTAGTATATACCTGTAAAACATGCGCAGCAGTAGATGAGCTATATTTCTTTATGAAGCAGCACCCAACACTTAACAGTTTAGTATCAGAACCAATTTCTACTATAGATGACACGAGTAAGTTGAGTATTACAGATATTCATAAAATTAGCTTACGTATATGTAAGCACTGTAGAGAATACTTATCTACACTTACAAAAGAAGAAGTAATAGATAAACTTATAAATCAATTAACCCTTATTTAAAGGAGGTAGCTATGCAAAAGACTCATGCTTTATATTGCTTAAAGGACTGCCCGTATAAAGACCTTAATGTTCCTAATAGAGTTATGTGTAAGAAGTATAAAGAACGACTTACTACAAACATATTTAATGATTTTGTAAGACTACATAAGTGTAAACAAGGAAGTAATCCAATTACTCCGCATAAGAGAAGAGAACTAGAACTTAAAGCAAAAAGAAATAAGGGTAGGGCAAAAGAGAACGCGCAATACTTAAAAGAAAGATAGCAGAGCTGTATAAAACTATTGATAGGTTAATTGATAATAAGTATACTACTTCTATAGAGAAGTCTAGGTTCTCTAATAGCAAGTTGTATCTTAACTCTGTACTCCACTTTTGGAAAGAAGAAAGTAAAATATTCTCAGGAGATAAGCATGAGTGAAATGTCAAGTACATACTTTGAGAAAGCAAAAACACTTGAAGTAAATCAGGCTCTCTTTATTAGAGTAGCAGACAAGAAAGAACAAACGGCTCTTGCGAATGAGCTTCAAGAAGATAAAGACGCTTACGCAGCAATAGAGCCTGTTCACGCAAGTCAGCTTTTTATCAACAAAATTCTTAAAGATAGAAAGCAGTATGTTACTATTGAAAGAAAGTATCGTGCTCCCTTTACTGTATTTATCAAAGGAACAGATGGCTCTTTTACAAAAGAACAGCTTGACCCCGATAGACACAGGATACTAAAACTTATGCTTAAAGACGGAAAACTAAGAGAAGAAATTGAGTCTGTGCTTAATGGGCTGACTGATGAGGAAATAAAATTGTACTTTCCAGACGAAAAATAGTTTGCATAGATTGAAAATAGTTCTTGACTTCTACATTGTTTTATGGTAAAAGACTACATGATGTTCACAATGGAGAATGCTTATGTCAACCCGATATGTGCAGGCGGCAGTTACGCAGTCTGAGTTTAAAGAGATTGCTGATTGTGCGTATGATGAAGGTCTTACTAAAGGTGAGCTTGTAGCGAAAGCTACTCTCATATATGTTAGAAGAAAGAAAGAAGAAAAGAAGTCAAATGCAAAGTAACTTGGGAGCATTTGGAAATTTAAACTATTTTAATTTTAGGAGGATGTTGTATGGCTGACGAAAAAGCAAAAGCGCAAGAGGCGAAACGCCCGAAGAAACTTTCGAAGACTTTCGAAGGTAATGTTCTTGTAATCACAGAAGGTATCACTGGTAAGGTTCTGAAATTTGACGTTGCTAAACTGAACGAAACTGTTCAGAATTTCCTGATTAAGCATGGCGCCTCTCAGAAGATTGGTGATGCAGCTGCTGGTCGTGAAGGTCAGGAAGCTATTGACGCGATGAACAAAGTGTGGGAAGCCCTGCTTAAAGGCGATGTTACTGTTCGTATGCCCGCTGCTGAGAAAGTTTCCAAGAAATCTCTGGTGGACAAAGTTTCTGCTATGCCCGATGGCAAGGAGAAGGAAGCTGCCAAAGCGTTGCTTGCGAAACTGGGTATTGCCATCTAGGCAGGAGATTACGTCAATTTTTGACGTTTCTTATTAACCGAACTGGTAGGAGTAGGAATACAAGATTCCACTAACAAATGCAAAACAGGAACGACCTCCTTAATTATGTATTTTGCTAACTCCTACCAGTTCTTAATTAACATAGACAGATAACTAACAACTCAGTATTCTGATATAATACCTCAAGCGATAAAGCTTATTTCACCTGTTGTTTATCTGTCAAGGAGAATATCATGGCAGATCCTATTGTATTGGACAATACTAAGCGAAATACGTTTCGCACCTGTAAGAAAAAATACTATTTTACTACAATCAAAGGACTACAGTCTAACACTGGAAAAACTGCACTCCGTTATGGAGTAGCTTGGCATGGTGCTATGGAAGGTTACTATAGCTGGGTAAAAGAGAACGGATTTCCTCAGAACCAAACTGACCACTTAGCAGCTATCACTGCTGGTCTTAACTTAGCAAAAGAGAAGTGGGATAAGGAAACAGCGAAGAAAACGTTCTATGATGACTATAGAAATATGAATACGCTGGGTAATGCGTTTGCTACCTACCTTGATTACTTCAAAGACGACAGACAATTTATGAAGGTCATCTCAACAGAGAAAAAGTTTGAGTGTCCTATTGAAGCAACCACAGATGAGGAAGATAAACTTCTAGCTGTGTTACCCCCAATTATTTTTACTGGTCGTATTGACCTTTGTGTAGAACTTGACTCTCAAAAGTGGATAAAAGATTTCAAGACAACTGGTTGGGTTCTTGATCAAGTCATAGCTATGTCTAACCGAAGCCCGCAGCTCTTAGGTTATTCTTATGCAGGTAAGAAAGTACTAGATTTCATACCCAACGGTTGTCTTGCTTCTTTCGCTTATGTAGGAGCATATAAATCTAAAAAGACTGGTGAGTATGGAGAGTCGAAGTTTGACTACCGAAGAGTTCCTCAGATTTATACTCAAGGCGATGTTCGTGCTTGGAAGCTAAGCTTTATTGATACCTGTAGGGAAATAATCTACGCTACAGAGAATGATTTATTTCCAGAAAGTTTTGACAACTGCTACCAATATGGAGCTTGCCCATATTTAAGATTGTGCCAACAGCACGTTCCATTTGAAGACTTAAACTTGGAAGAATACCATGTCGAATTCTGGGATGTATTAGCGGAGGATGAAGTATGATAGATAAAGAGCTGAAAAGTTTAATAGATAGAATCGAAATTATTGGCAAGATTTATATAGCGTCAGACGACAAGGTTGAAAAAATTCTTGTTGCTGTCAGACAAGTTAAAGAAAGACTATTAAATAAAGATAAAACCAAAAAGAAAAAGGAGTAACTCATGCCAAGCGCAAAGGATGTTTCTGTGGATACAGAATACTTGAAAGTGTTTTCAGTTGGAGAGAGTGGCACAGGTAAAAGTATCTTTGCTTCTTCGTTTCCGACTCCAGGATTTATCTTTGACTTTGGTAAGGAAATTATTTCTTATCGAGGCAAGGATTTTGACTATGAACAATACCCTGTTAGTGCTCAGGGTTGGGCGAAGTTTGAAAAGGATATAATCGAAATTCGTAAGGCTGTTACTGAAGGTAAATATAAGACTGCTATTATTGACAACCTCAGTGCTATGACTGATGTATGTATGGAAAAGTCTTTACAGCTTGATCCTAAACGAGACCCGACTGGTGGACCACTCTGGAACGTACACTACAAGATGGTTAAGAATTTAATGGAAGGAAAGTTAAGACAGCTTATTAACCTACCTTGTAACATAGTGTTCATAGCTCATATAGATATTATTAAAGACGAGCAGGGTGCAGCTATTGGTGTTGCCCCTAGCTTAACAGGTTCTTTGTCAAATGATATCCCAAGTTACTTTGACGAAGTGTACTACCACTCTACACGAAAGGAGGGCGGAGATACTAAGTGGCTTGTCCAGACTATACCAGTAGGAAGAAACAGAGGTCGGAGCAGGCTTAGTGGTAAGGAGAGGCTTTTGCCAGATGTTTTAGAAAACGATTACAATATTATTATGCAAACACTCAAAGACAAACTACAAAAGCCAACTACATAAACAACTACAAACACAAAGGAGAAAATTTTTATGGCAGAGAATGAAGAAAATGAAAATGGTGGGAACGCACTTGAAGACCTTAACTTTAACGTAGACGATGAGTATAAACCAGATCCTCTTATTCCTCGTTCAACTTATCACGGAGTTGTGAACAGTGTAAAGTTCGAGCCCGCACAGTCAGCGATTATGTGGGACTTCTGCTTGCACGACAACGGTGGAGTTATGAATGATGACTCTACTCCTGTTGATGGTGTTCATGTCTTCTTCCGTAACTGGTTACCAAGACCTGGTGACTCAGAGACTATGACGAAGAATGGTAAAACTACTAAACGTCAGAGTAAGATTAATCAGCTTCAGAACTTCCAAGAAACCCTTGGAATTGATATGTCTACTCCGCAGAAAATAGCTACGGCTATTGCTGAAAGTCAGTGGATAGGTATTGAAGCTGATGTTGATGTGGATATTGACTCTTATCAGGGAAGATTCAGAAATGTGGTTAACAAGGTAAGAAAGAGTTCAATGTTCTAAATTCTAACTTCTAATTAGGGTGAAGTAGTTTAACTGAAAACAAAGTCGAGACTGCGCAGGCTTTATGCGGTTGAGGGAACTACAAATTAGAGTAGGATAACAAGGACAAGGACACCGCCTTCACTCTAATTAGACTTAATTCTAAGAAAGATTGCTAATGCAACTTCAAAACTTATATCAAAACTTTAATACAGCAAGCGAAGAAGAACAGCTTGCTATATTAATAGCTTATAGAACCAGACGAGCTATTGATTTAGAAACAGAGCTTCCAGAGAAGAAGTCTTCTACGTCATCTTCAAAAATTCCTTTGACAGAGGAAGAGAAAGTTATAATGAAAGTGCTTGGTTTAAAGCAAAAAGATATTATTGCTTTACGAGAACTTAATGTAGAAGAAAGTACAAACGACACACTTCTTTTTGAAGACGAATTTTATAATGAAGGAGGAGATGATGCTTAAATCAGAACCAAGCGAAGAAATAAAAGAAGAAGAAAAACCTGAAATCAAAGAAGAAATATTCGAAGAACCTAAGATTGCTATTAAAGCAAAACCAGTTCCTGTTCCTTCTTTAGATACTTTTGTTCAACCGAAGATATTATCTGCTCAAGGTATTTCTAGAGTTGCACAAGATACTAATCTTACCTTCTATGGTGTTCTCGGAACAGATGAAGATGGAAACGCTTATGTAATTGGACTAGCTTGCCCGACTTTTCGAGTAGAAGGATTTGAAAAGTATCTACGAACTATCCAGAATGTTGCAGCCCCTAAACCAGAGAAGGAGAAAACCGATGGCAGAACAGAACAACCCTAAAACATTTGAGCCACAGATTGATAAGACAAAGGTATTTGAGCTAGAACCTACTAATGTTCTTATTAACGGTGAGCGACCTAGACAGCGTAAAGACCTTGGGCATATCAAGGAACTTGTTGCGTCAATAGAAAAGTTTGGTCAGCTCCAGCCGATAGTAATCACTCGTACTAATGAATTGATTGCTGGTGGAAGACGACTAGCAGCTTGTACACTCGGAGGCTTTAAAGTTAAAGCTATCTATAGCGATGAGCTTGACCCTGTTGTACTTCGGGAAATTGAGCTGGAAGAAAATCTGCAACGAAAGGACTTAACACCCGCCGAACAAGTACTAGCAACAAGTGAGCTTGTGGAATTAAAACGAAAGCTTTATGGTACTCCTACTCGTGGAAGAGAAGGCGGATTTACTTTAGATGATGCAGCAGAATTGATAGGAAAAACTAAAGGTTCTGTTATTGAAGACCTGCAGCTTGCAGAAGCTATTAAAGTCTTCCCCGACCTGGCAGCTTGTAAAACAAAATCAGAGATTAAATCTGCTGTTAAGGGTATGGAAAGAATACAGAATAATATTGACGCATTAGCTAAGCATAAAGAACTTATTAAAACAGTTACGGAATTTACTCTCGTTAGTGATGATGCTTTGAAGCATATGCTAACTGTTGCAGATAAGTCTATCGATTTGCTTTTTACAGATCCTCCGTATGGGATTAACATTCACGATTTAGCTATGTCTATAGGTGGGCACACAGGAAGTGCATTGACAACGACAGGGATTAAGTATGATGACTCCCCTGAAAATGCTTTGGCTATTTATTCTGTACTGGCAAAAGAATCTTTTCGTTTTTGTAAGGACACAGCACACGCACTAATCTTCTGTGGGCCCAGTCATTTTTGGGCAATTAAGAATATGTTTAATGAAGCTGGATGGAAATGTTCTGAGCGTCCCATCATCTGGATTAAACAAGCAAGCGGTCAGAATAACAATCCTAGTGCTTGGTTTAGTGCAGCATATGAAATGCTTTTGTTCGCTAGAAAGATTGAGTCAAAGCTTGTATTGTTTGGTAAGCCTGATTGGGTGCAGTGTAATATAGTTCCTTCAGACCAGAGGGTTCATCAGGCGGAGAAACCTGTAGCACTTTGCAAAGAACTTATCTCTAGGGTGGTTATGCCAGGTTCTACTATGTATGATCCATTTATGGGTGGCGGTGCGCTTATTGAGGCAGCAGTGGACATGAAGTTATTTGCTACTGGCTGTGAGATTGGTGCGGAAGCTTATGCTGCTGCAGTATCAAGAATGTCTAAATGGAACGAAGCAAATAAGAAATAGGAGGATGTTATGGGATTAAGATGCTATAGTGAAGCAGAAAATATTTACTTTGGAACTATTATAGCCGAGTATAGAACAACTAAACTTCCCACAGAAATTTTAAAACAGTACTATACTACATTTGTTGAAAGGTTTTGCCAAGATTATCCTGACTATACTCTTTCTCAGTTCTTTGCAAAGTATTATGATATGAGAAGGAAACTTTATCCACCTCCATCTTCTCAGCTTCCAGGTTATGCTAAATCATCAGCTGCAGAGAAAGAAGTTATGCGTTCTGTGAAAGGGCTTGTTGACGAAAACAAAAAGCTTATACAAGAAAACAAAGAACTAAAAATGGAGCTTCGTAAGCTTAAGGAAGTACGACAAGCTGTAGAAAACTACCAGAAAAATAAATAACCAGAAACGTCAAATTTTGACGTGGTTACTTATTGATTGGAGGTACAGATGCTTTATCCAACAGAACTTATAGAAGAGGCTCACGAGAAACTTGAAGAAGCTCATGAACTTATTCATAAGGTAGAAAAAATAAAGGTGAATGTGAAAGTAGGGTTTGGAGTTTTCTTTTTTGTTGTTTCTATCTTTGTTAATATTTTACAGTTCTATATGCTATGGGAAAGTAAATTACCAACAGCTTCTTATGTTTCATTTGTAGGAGTAAATGATAGAGGGAACTGCGTTACAGGACAAGAGTTTCTTAACTACAATCCCGATAGTAAAGTAGCAATTCAAAATACTATTAAGGCTATCGAAACTTTTCAGAATATTAATCGTGTAGTTCTTGTTAATAAGTGGGTAATCTCAAATGATATATCTGAACCACCGCACATTAAAGTTGTATATCGAGATGGAAGGAGATACTTCAAAAAATGAGTTTTAGTATTTTTACTTTTGTTTTAACAGCAGCCTCATTGGTTGGTGTATGGCTTAACATAAAGAAAAACAAGGTGTGTTTTTATATTTGGTCAGGTACTAACTTCTCTTGGGCAGCTGTGGATTTTGTTAGTGGTTTGTTTTGGCAGGGTGTTTTGTTTTCAATTTACTTTGTTTTAGCTATTTATGGAGTGTATGAGTGGAGGAAACATGAGCACAACATTTAAGGACAAGTTAAAGAACGATGAGCATTTCTTAGGTTTATGTGAGAAGGTAGGATTACCCAAGGAGAAACACAAAACATTAGGACTTAAGCGTCAGTATAGTAAGTACCTAAGAAAACGTGGTCTTGCTCATACTAAACATTTGGAGGAGAAAAATGATACGAAAGGTTAGGCGTCCATTATTTCTGGCAACAGGAGCTGATGCTTTCTTCTATGTTACGGATGATGGAAGAGAGTTTGAAAATCCTCACGAAGCGGTAGAGTGGGAAGGTGAACTTAATAAACAAAAGGAATACATCCCGCCCGCTGAGAGAGAAGGAATTCTTAGCATCCAGCAAGCTATTAATATGGCAGTTGCTGAGAATAGAATTGTAAGATTTGTCTGGAACAAAGATAATGCTGAAATTAAAAAATCAATAGATGATATTAAAGGTTGTAAGTTACTTAAACCGTTTAAAGAGTCTAAGGAAGTCGCAGTTGTTCCTCCAGACTTAGACTTTGCGTTTGAAGAGTCTGGTGTGATGGCTTCAATGAAAGGGGAGTAGAATGATTGTTAATACTGAAGGTCCTCCAGATGCTAAGATAGTTCTTGTTGGTGAAGCGCCTGGAGAAGAGGAAGATAAACTTGGTAGACCCTTCGTAGGTTTTGCAGGGCATACCTTGGATAATCTTCTAGGCCAAGCTGGTATAGCAAGATACCAGTGCTTGGTAACAAACGTAGCAAGAGAACGACCTCCTGCTAATAAGATTAGTTATTTCTTTGAGGACAAGAAATGCACAGTTCCTAAACCAAAATTGATTGCTTGGATTGCACAACTTAAAGCAGAGATAGAATTATATAAGCCAAATGTTATTGTAGCTCTTGGTGCAACAGCACTATGGGCTCTGACTGGAGAAAAGAAAATCTCCGACTTCCGTGGCTACATACTTCCATCAACGCTTGTGCCAGGAGTAAAGGTAATAGCAACTTACCATCCACAAGCAATTAACTACGAGTGGAAGTTAATGCATCCTGCTGTATTCGATTTAAGAAAAGCTTTACGACACTCTAAGTTCCCCGACTTACCAGACGAAAAGCAAACACTTATTCCAGGAGCTTCCGCAAAAGAATTTATTGCTTATATGGAAGAGTGTATCGCTCATCCAGAGTGGGATACGATTTCAATAGATGTTGAAACAGTTAGACCTGGAAGTCATATTGAAGAGTTAGGTATCAGTCACGATCCTAACTTTGGTATGTCAATCTATATTCTTCGAGGTCGTCGAGCAGCTCTTCCAGAAAGAGATGAGTTAAAATTGTGGCAGACATTTGCTCGTTTAGTTGATTGCAAGAAAGTTGTTATGCAAAACGGAGCTTATGATATTGGAGTTCTTTGGTATAACAATCATATTCTTGTTAAGAATCTTTGGATGGATACTCTAATCGCAGCGCATATATGCTGGCCTGAGATGCCTAGGGACTTAGGATTCTTGGGTAGTATTTGTCTTGACGTTCCGCCTTGGAAGGGGCACAGTATTAAAAGCGAACTATACAACCCCGCTGATGCAGCGAATACGTTAGGCATAGCAAGGGTTCTTTATGAAGAACTTAAAAAACAGGGGAACCTAAACCAGTTTCAGTTTGAGATGAATTTAATTCCTGTTTCTTTGATGCTTCAGTTGCAAGGTATATCTGTTGATAAAGAAAAGCAAAAGGAATTAATAGCTTATTGGTCGGCCAAACGCTCAGAGTATAAGCAGCAACTTGATACTGTTATTGGTAGGGAAATTAATTTTAATAGTCCTAAACAAATGCAACAGCTTTTGTATATTGAATTAGGACTTCCTGTTCAGTATAAAAGAAGAAAGTCAAAAGACGAAGCTAGAACAATGACGACAGATGCTGCTGCATTAAGAACTTTGTCTCGGCTTGTACCTAACAATCCAGTGTTTAATTTAATACTGAATTATAAAAAGGCAGATACGTTAGTATCTAGATTTCTTGAGATTGAATTATCTCCAGAAGGAAAGGTACATACAAGCTACAACATTACTGGAGCTAGTAGTGATGACGAAGAAGACACAAAGAAAACAAAACGTAGCTTTGGTCGTTGGTCGTCAAGCGGTTCAATCATCCTTCCTTATGGAAGTGGAAATCTGCAGAACATTCCTTCGGAAGCAAGGAAGATGTACCGAGCTCCTGCTGGGTGGAAGATTATACAGGCAGACTATAGTCAGGCTGAGGCAGTGGTCGTGGCTCATCTTATAGGAGACTACAAACTTATAAAGTTATTTCGGGACTCCTTTGGATTATCGAAGACACAGAAAGCTCCTTATGATATTCACAAATTTACCTTTGCTCAACTAGCTGGAATTCCTATGGAACAGGTAACTCCTTCACAAAGAGATGCTGGCAAAACAGTACGACATGCTACGAATTATTCAGCTGGCCCAACAGTTCTTGCGAATAGATTAGGTGTATCTTTAAAGGAAGCTAAAACACTTATTGATTTGTACCACAAAGCTAACCCGATGCTCAGGATGTGGTATAATCTAATACAGCAAGAGTTAAAATTAACAAAGACCTTAACAAACTTGTTTGGAAGGAAACATAGATTTCTAGATAGGTGGGGTGACTCACTGTTCCGCAGTGCGTACTCCTACATTCCCCAATCTACAATAGGCGACCTACTGAACAAAGCGTTATTGCAGATTTATGACAACCATATGAAGCTTCCATATGAAATGTTAATTCTGCTTCAGCTCCATGACGCTGTTTATATTATGGTTAAGGAAGAGAATGTAATGGAGGCAACTAAGTTTCTTCGTAAGCAAATGTTGATACCATTAACTTATAATAATGACGTGTTCTTTATTGACGTAGACTTTGCTGTCGGAGATTCTTGGGGAGAAACTAAAACCTTAGAAATAGATTGGCAAGAGGTAAGTATATGACAGAAGAAAAAGCTGGATACGTTGTTTATACAGTTGTAACCTTAGATGCTCGAGATAAGCTAATAAAAGAGCTATATAAAGGTTTAACTATCGAGCCGAGACTTGACATAACAGTTGTTCAAGACCAGATTAATAGAATTAAAATCTTTCATAATGTAAGACCTGGAGTGAAGATTCTTATTCGTACATACTTAGTTATTGTAGTTCCTGTTCATGTTGATACAAGAGCTTTATACGAACTCCGAGGTTCTATTACATTTCATCTAGACGAGACTATTGATGCGCTTAAAAAAGAGATACTTAAACTTCAGTCCATGCAAGGACATAAGATAATGAAAGGTAATTCAAAGTATGAGCAGACACTTGAACAACTGGTTACAAGCCTATCAGGAGCTCCAGTATAATACTGAACCAGCAGCAATATTTGATACTTGGGTAGGCTATTCCGTTGTTGCAGCAGCTCTGAGAAGGAAGATAAAATTACAGTTAGGACGCTTGGAATATTACTCTAATATCTATATTGTGTTGGTTGCAGAACCTGGAGTAGCTCGTAAAACTGAGGCAATTAAATATGGAGTAAAGTTTTTATCTACTATTCCTGAGATAGTAGTAAGTGCTGACTCTTCCACAAAAGAAGCTATGACAGATGATATGGAAGGCTCGGCTAATGATGTATTACTTGATGATGGGAGTACAGTACGACACAGCTCTTTGAATATTGTTTCTAAAGAATTTGAGTCTTTCTTGGGGCAGAAGAAAGAAAATACTAGAATGCTAACAGCGTTGACAGACTTGTATGACTGCCCCGATGAATTCTCAGCACGAACACGCCACAGTGGTTCTATTAAAATTGTAAGGCCTTGGGTAAATTTACTCGCAGCTACTACACCTGAGTCTTTAGCAAATTCGCTTCCTGCCAGTGCGGTTGGTGGAGGCTTGACTTCTCGAGTTCTATTTGTTTGGGCTAACAAGAAGAAAAGAAATGTTGCTATTCCTGATATGACCCCAGAAGAAATAAAGTTAAAGGAGTTATTAGAGAAAGACTTATACATTATCAGTCGTATGAGTGGAGACTATGTAATGACTGATGACTGTTTAGAAAGGTGGACTGATTGGTACAATCACTATGACGAAGACGAGTCTGGTAATCGTATATGTCCTGATAAATCTTTTAGTGGTTGGTATTCTAGAAAGCCTACAACTTTACTTAAGGTTGCTATGCTACAATCTGCTGCAGAGTCGAGTAAGTTAATTCTAGAGTGGAGGCACATTGAGAAAGCTATAGCTGACGTAAAGCGTGTTGAGCAAGCTATGGGTAATGCCTTTAAAGCTATTGGACGTAGTGAAATCTCTGGTGATGTTGCTAATGTCTTACAAGTTATTCGAGACAACAGAGTTATTGGTGAGAAGAAACTTATGTCTATGATAATGAGAGATGTTGATGCTGTTAAGTTTGAAAATGTTATTGATACTTGTTTGAAGACAGGGAAAGTTACTCGAACCTTTAAAGGACCAGATGGAGAGAAAGGAATATATTACTTTAGTAACGAGCCGACTGATATAGAGTAGTTTATAGCTTCCGTTTAAAATGCGTTATACGGCACGATTACCAATCCGATGGTATGAATAGACCAATTATAAAAAATAATCGTTCTAATGGGCATTTAAACGTAAATAAACGGTATTTCTACGCAATATATAAACGTTTATTTTAATTACGCAAAATTTAACGAGTACTATTAAGGTATTAATGTTATTACTGGTGGGCTCTGTCCCTTTTGTGGACTACCAGTAGAATAAGACTAAAGGAGAGGCTATGTATTGTGAACGCTACATATTGTGGTAAATATAAGCGAACGCAAGTATAGCCTCTCCTTCTATTTACAGGTGGGCGTCTAGGAAGGATACAATCTTGGATTTGAATTTTGTTAGAAGTCTGCTTGCTACAAACCCTAACACAAAACATACAATACTAACTATGACTTCCATTTAAATCTCCTTTCTTAAATTTCTCTTGAAACTTGTTTAGCTTTTTCGATTGTTCTTAAGCCACCAAGTCCGAGCATACCAAGCAATAGTGTACCAAGTGATATCATATCTAACTCAGGTATCGCTGGCACTGTGTCTACGAAAAGACCAACAGCAAAAACCAAAAAGGGGGACAGCACATAATTATAGGCAAAACCAAAAACACAAGTCCACCCCGCCGCTGGTCGCCAGCCCGCAACAAAGAGATTGTTACTAGCTGCTTCTATTTTATTAATTTCAGACTGAGCGTTCCTAGCTCCCGTTTCAAGAGCAATAAGTTGAAGCTCAATCTCTGCGGCCTTGTTTGCGTCAATTACTTCTTTGCCAGTAATAGCTGCTCGAATATCTCTTGCGAGTGTACCTACTCCTGTTACAAGACTTCCTACATCTATAGTTGCTAAACTTACTCCAGACATATAATCCTCCTTACGGTTTGACAATCATTATTCTTTGTAATGTATTTCTGCAGTCAAAATGTAACCAACTTACATCAGACTCTAAACAGGTTATATCTTTAAAGTACGCCTTGTTACTTAGGATATCTTGCCTTGCTTGCTCGGCAGGTATTCCTAGTATTATACAGTCAAAAGCATTCCCAAGTCTATGCTGGCTATACGTTCCTCCAATAGTACAAGTGATAGGTCTAAAGCCACTATACTTTCTATCTCCTCCAAATAACCAGTTGTTAACAGTAATAGGTTTGCTATAAAAATCTCTAAGCTTATCAAGCATCAATGCTGCCTGTGGCTGAATAAACCACCAAGATTTCTCCCCAAACATAGCAAACGTTTCTGGTGGAACAAGTTCTTGAATTTTAAAGTGTGTGCATTTGTAAAACATTCTGGCATCCTTTCATTCGAGAAACGTCAAAAATTGGCATTATTTACTTTAACCGATAGTCTCTAGGAGATGGAACTTTATTCCCCTTTAATCTATACTGACCAGGACTAGGAACTTTATTCTCCTTTCGTTTGGCACTTGCTTTTGATTTAGCTTCTTTATCCTTTCGCTTTTCTATCATCTTACTGCCCTTACCAAATCTCCAGTAATATATTTTTCCTACAAAGGGGATGGACTCTGTTACTCTAAATCCTGTGCCATCTCCCCACTCTGTTATGTCCTTTGAAATAGCATTAACAGCTTTAGCTGGAGGAAGAATGTTCATCATTAACGCAGTGCCAGCTCCTTCTTGTGGTACTCTATAACTGAAGTACCTAGACAACCCAAACAACTGCCAGATATTTTCTGTTATTGAGTCAGTTATTTCAATGTCTCTACCAAGAAGCAAGTCTTGTATGATACTAGCTCCTGCGTTTGCTAACAAGAAAATTGTTGTTAGTTTTATAAGGTTCTTAATCCCCTGTCCTCGTTGTCCAGGAGTTTTTATTTTCTGAAATGCCTCACGTCTAAAGACATCAAACATCTTTAATGTAAAACTTTTCAGCATATAGAATATTCTACCGTTACCAGCCCTTGCATAATTTTCTGGCATTTCTGAAACCCAGATTGGTTGATAGTCAGCAAGCTTACACACAGAATAAAACTCTGTAAGGTAGGTAACTTTATTATCTTCAAATTCTTTTACCGCTTGTGGTGCTCTATCTCCTACAAGAACTTCTAGCTCTTTAATAAAAGCTTCTCTAGTTTTCGGATTAGCTAACCTTTTTCGAGCATCCATAAATGCTCCACTCAGTAGCATCTCTTTACCAGTCTTATCAACAAAAGAAAATCCTGTTCCCTTAGATTCAAATACCCAGTCAACAAGTTTACCAGTTTTAGACATATCACTAAACTCAACAGCAATACGTGAGATACCAGCTTCTTCTTTTGTAATTAAAGACTTTCCTGTCCAAGCACCTTTAGCAGCTTTTCCTGTAGTGATTAGTCCAAAGTCGTAAAGTGCCCAAGTATAATCACCAAGCTGTCTGATAGCACTAAAAACAGAACCAAGAGTATCTACTAATGCTATATTCTTTACTACGGTAATAATACCATGAGTACCTTGCTGTTTAAATCTTGCATGAAGAATCTGATACAGCTCCTCACTTTGAGCAGGTGTAATATGCTTATCTATTGTAGCTCGCATTACAAAAGCTCCGATAGAGTTTTCAAGGTCTTGAGTATCTTTAAGTCCACGACCGAAGAATCTTCTAGCTTCAATCGCTTCAACCATATCAGTTATGTAACGAAGAAATGCACTGTCAGAGTCAGAAAAGAATTTATCTATTTCTGGAGTAACTTCTTTTATATACCTTCGTTTCAACTGGTCAGGAGTAAGCAGAGTAATAGTAGAAGGAGAGTCTCCACGAAGAAGAGTATTAATAATTCTGATTTGTTCTTCTTGTGTAAGCGGTCTTCCTATATTCTTTTTCAACTTATATTCTTGAAATGCTAATTCATATACCGACCAGTCATTTGTTTTGTATAAGAAGTTTCGTAGTCCTTCCAAATCTTTAACTTCTCTAGCATGATAATTATTTGTATATCCTCCTGCCATACCAACTTCCTTAGCAGCAGTATATAAGAAAGTATAGATTTCTCTTAGCGTATGGTACTCTTTACCAAGATGGTATTTAGTAACTAGCCGCTTAAGCTCTGTTCCATTAGAGTTTTTACGAGCCATATCAAAAGCTTTTAAATCTTCAGGACTCATCTTTCTAAATGCGCTGATACTTTCTAAAGCTTTCTTCTTCAGTCCTACTTCTAACTTGCCTTTCCTATATTCAAACTCTCTAATACGAGACTTAAGAGTAGGATGAATATTACCAAGTCTTGTTGACATTTCACCAAGTAGTTTATCTATTGACTTACCGGTTCGTTTAAATGCGTCAACAACGTCTTTACCTAAGCCTTTAAATATGTTTTCGCCTTCATTGGTAGAGCCCCGCTCACTAGAAAGCTTACGAACAATATCATTATAGACTTCTCTTAAAGAGTCTTTAAACTTATCGTAACGCTCGCCAAGATACTCTTTCATCTTAGCAAGCCAGTCATTGTAAGTAGTTGTTCCTTCGTTGTAAAGCTTTGTTCCATATTCTTTTAACTCTAATAACTGTGGAGTTCCTTTCTCAGCCTTCGTACCAGTACGTTTATAAATATCTCCAGTCTCTGCTTCTCTAGTTACATTTCTTACTTTAGCTTTACTACTAAATGCTTTAAAGAGCCGAGCAAGAAAATCTTTTACTCGGTCAATTATTTTTTCAAGGAAATTTTTATCTCTTCGTCTACGCCCCATCATTTCAGCATAGATATTTGCTCTATCTTCTTTACCACCGATATCTTCTTTATTCGCAGACTTTCTTTTCCCTGCGCTAATTTCTTTTATAGCCTGCTGTTTAAACGCATCTATTTCTTTAGCAGTTATAAGACCAAGGTCTTCAAGCATGTGCATATTAGCGTGGTCAAGAGTCCACTGTCCAGCCTCACCCCTAACAAATGTAAGTACTCCATCAACATACTGTTCAGGAATAAAATCTGTTTCTGGATTAAACTCTCTGCCATAACCTATTTTAAAAGCTCGTTTATCAGGAGCAATGGAAGCAACATTCTCAACTGTTAGATATGTACCACCAGGAGTTTTAATATAAATAGGTGAGTTTTCCCCTCCAGGCTGAATAACTTCGGCACTAGGAAACTGTTTCTTTACTGTGTCAAGAGTTATAGTTTCCTTTTCTACAGGCGGAGTAAACTCAGCCGTATTTCCTTTGGCAAGATAATCAGGTTTCTTAACGCTACTCGCCTTTACAATTACTTCAACTTCTCCAGTCTCAGGATTAAGCAGTTCTACCCTATCATAATCTTTAGCCGCTTTCTGATTTACTCCCTTACCTGTAGTCTGCCCAGCAGGAATTGTTTTACCAACCTTGTAGTCTTTACCAAGATACTTTGTAGTTCCTTCCGAAGGAGTTTTCTTCTCTTCAATCTTCTTCAGCTCGAGTTTCTTCTCTTCAGTCTTAGGCTTTAATCTAAGAGGAGTTTCTTTGGTAACTTTCTTCTGCTTACTTTCCCATTCTTTAAATTCCTTCTGAATAGCTTCTTCTTCCTCGGGAGTCTTTCCTTTACGCCCAGGTTTAGTAGGATGTTTAGTTTCTTTATTATCTTTTTCTCTTGCTAACTTTTCAGCTTCTGCAAGAGCATCTTTTGCTTTCTTTTCTTGTTCTTTAATATCTGAAGGAACTTCTCTTATAACTTTTTCTTCTGCTGTACGATTGGTTTTGTCAGTAACTACGTCAATTTTTGACTTTTCTTGAACTTTTGGTTTGCCAACATCTAATATCTTTTCAACCTTTTTAGATTGTTCTTGTTTTAAGTAATCACCTTTATCAGTTATAAATCCAGTCTCTGTTCCCCAAGAAACATCTTTACCTTCTTCAATCAGTCGTTGTATAAATTGAGGATGAGTCTCTCCAACTTTACCTACAAGAATATTTCCTTCATTATCTTTAGCAGTAACTTTATAAGTCTTCTTAGCTTCTTCTGATATTATATCAGTAGTCTTTTGCTCACCAACATTAAGAGGAACATCAGATTCAGTCTTATGCTTTACAGTCTTAGCAAGCTTCTCAATTTCTCTTTTGTAGTAGTCAGGAAGGTCTGCTGTAGCAATATCTTTTCTTCCTGCTACGATAGCATTCCAGCCATGGCTATTAGCAAGATCAAGTTTATTTACTTCTTGTAATGCTTCATTTAAAGCTGCTGTTCTTTTCCCAAGATCTGTTTTCTCAAGAGCAGCTTCTGCTGTTTTAGCAACAATAGAACGAACCTGCTCTTTTGCAGCATCAGCAGGAGTCTCTACATGAGGCTCGATAGGAGTAGGTTGGACAGGAGGCTGAGAAGAAGGTTGCGCAGAAGCGTCTCTTTGCTTTCCTTCTTTAGGAGCTTCGATTAAACCAGAAGGTCTCATTCGATATCCTCGTTCTATTTCTTCTCTAGAAAGAAGACGAGGCTCCGATTTAATTCCTAAGATATTTTTTAGTTTTTTATAGGCTGGCTTATCAACTAGCCAGACAAGTTTCTCTGCTGCGAAAGAAACTTCTAATCCATTCTTTAAAGCTTTAACGTATTCTGTTCTACTTAGTCCTAAATCTTTTAAAAGATCTGAAACTTCTTTACTTATTATTTCAGGACGCTGATTACCACGAAACTCTCTAAGCTGTTCTGGAGTTATAGTAACGTCAGGTTTTACTTTATATTCTGTAAGTTTTTCTTTAAAATATTTTTCAGCTACTTTAAGATAGGTATTTCTAGATTTTTCATAACCTTTCCCAAGAATAATTCCACTTACAATTAACTGTGCTCCCCAACCTAAGTCTTTTACTAATTCACTAGTATCTTCAGGAGCTAACACATCAACCGCACCTTTACCAGAAAGTGGTGTGTATTCTTTACCAGCAGCTTTACTAGCAACAAACGTAATTGCTTCATCGATACCCATAAAAGCTGCTACTCCAGTAACAGTTTTAAAGGCAGTTGCTGCAACAGTAGCAGCTGGAGCACCACCAGCAAGAGCAGCAAGTGTAGGTGCAACTATTAATCCAGTCATCACTCTACCAACTCGTTCTCTTCTAGGCATTTGAACATTCCACTGCCTTGTTTGAGCATATTCATAAAGCATATCTTTACTAACATCTTCTTTAGGAATACCGAGTTCTTTGCTAACCTCTTCTAGTACTAGCTCTTTTGCTTTTAATTCTTTCGGATTTTCTTTTAGTAAAGAACTAGCTTCTTTATCCGAAGTAACTTTATCTACCTTTTCTTTAATTCCAGGCCATGTATAAAACTCATCAATCTTAATTTTGGGAAGTTTGTTAATCTCATCCTGCTTCAGACGAGCTTCTTCATTTAAAGTTTGTACTCTTTTAGCATCTTCAGTTACAGCATGTCCCATCTTAGCTACTGCTAAAGCATCAGGAAACTTTCCTTCTAAAGAAAACTCTGGTGCCTCTTCTTTTATAGGTTGACCTGTTTTAGTATTTACTCCATCTACTACTAAATTAGGATGTCCTTCTAGTTTATACTTAGAAGGAAGATGCCCCGAATCATCAGGTGATATTTTACCTGTATCCTCAAACAAAGCTCTGTAATCATAAAAATGTTCTGGGTCATCAGGGTCAGGACTCATACGAGTTTGCTTAGCATACTTGGCATAGTCTGCTTGAAACATTCTTTCTGCGAGCGGAGAAAGTTTAGTTAAAGCAGGAACTTTAGAAGTACTCTCTACTTCTTCCTCCTCTTTCTTTCTTTTCCCAAACCTTGTTTCAAAGAAAGCATCAAGATCTTTTACAGAAGAATTCTGTTGTACAGCTTTACTTTTATCTTGCGCCGTTTCATTAAACGATCCAGCAATTTCATCGAAAAGTTTTCCCATTTTATTCTCCAGTTATTTCTTGCCATAGCGAGTTCTAATCTCTTTTTCTACTTGCGCGGGAGTAAGTTTATATTCTTTCATAAGTGTAACTGCATCTTCTGTAAACTCTTCTGGAGTAACGCCAGATAATTCACTTAGTTCTGCAACTTTAGATAAGGTAAATCCTTTCGGAACAGCTACGTAAGTAGGAGGAGTTCCACCAAGAAATCTTTCTGCAGACTCTGGCAAAAACCAAGTTTGATATGCCTTTCCTTGTGGGCGCAAAACAAACTCATAGTCTTTAGATTTCTTATTAAAGTTCTGAACATCTCTACGTACAAGGTCTGGCTTTTCAGCATTAGTAGTAATCATTCGGTATAAGTTATCTACATTTTCTTCTTCCTTTTTGTTTGCATCATACGCATCCTTACTCATTCTATAAGCAAGATTTGCAGCACCTATACTAGCAGTTGCGTCAACAGGCTTAGCTTTCATACGTCTTACATTTTCCTGCAATTCTCTTACTCTCTTTTGCATAGCAACGTCATCAATGGTATCAGACTGAACTCCATTAGCTCCAACTTTATAAATAGGAGTAAGTCTCATTGCAGGAGGTATCGCTTCTAAATCAAAGCCTAGTGCTCCAAATCTTTGCTTATAGTGAGTGTCAAAGGCTTCCCAATCTGCTTTATCTTTCCAATTAATTGCTCCAGCATTTGTAACTACTTCATCAAAAGTATCCCGCAAAATGTCTCCACGAACCTTCTCAAGTTGCATCTTTCTCAACTGGTTCTGTGTAGACATAGGATCTTGCTCTTGTTTAAAAATCTCTTCCTGCATTTGCATAGCTTTATCAGCTCGAGCACCTGCTCTAGCTTTGAAAATAGTATTAGCAATGTCAGGATGTTGTAATTCGGGTACTCGTATTTCTGGCATTTTCTATTCCTCCTTAACCAAATGCTGGAGCTGACCAACCAGCACTTCCAGCACCAGCGTAATCTCCACTATTGTATATAGGTTGCTGGTAATCATATATAGCATTATTACTCCCACCATAACCTCCTCCACCAAACATGCTTCCAGCACTAGCTGCACCTGCAACAGCATTATTAATTCCATTCATCCAAGCATTTGCTTGATTAATATATCCTCCTGCTTGTGCTTGACCGCCCATAATAGTATTATCCCCAATCATCTTAGAGTACTGAGCTCCTAAAGCGTTTTGGTTTGCTACACCTGTTTGCCCAAGTCCAGCTAGTGACTGATATGGGTTCAGACTTTGATAGTAACGAGTTAAGAAATTGTTATACTCATTACTAGCGTAATCCTGATTATACCTTTCCCATCCCTTTAATTGTGCTCCACTAAGAACACTACCTCTAGCTGCTGCGTTTCGTTCAAGAGCTTTCTCGCCCTCTGCACGTCTAAACTTATATCCAGGATCTTCATAAAAATCTCCAGGTCCTTGCTGTATCATCTTCCAAAGATCGTTAACAGCTCCTTGACCTGTCACTCTCCAAGGTTTCTGGTCTTCTCTACTTATTTCAAACTGCCGTTTTTGTTCTGCGGTTGCTTGGTTTATAGCGGCAGCTAGCGCTTTTGCACCTTTCTTCGCTCCACTTGAACCTATTGATGCTGCTCCTAATGACGATAAAGATGACATAATTAAATCTCCTTTACGTAATGCTTTTCTATAAGCTTATATCCATTCTTTAGATAAAAATTTTCTAGGATGTCTGGCATAGAATCTACCATATGTATCATAGCAGTTCTTTGGCACCCAAGCTCCTTAGCTTTCTTCTCAAAAGCGAACATTAATTCCTTACCACCTCCACGGTATTCTGGCAAAACATACCATGAGGATTCTACAGCACCCTAACATTTTCGTGCAAATCTGGTGCAACAATAAATGCAAGCATTCCTTTGAGAACTCCGCCATCATCAATAACTAGTATGTGTGCTATACCCTGCTCCATCAAAGAGATATACATATTTTCCGTATAGTCTTCTTCCGTCTTTACGAACTTACTTTCAAGGTCGAATCCTTTTGTCAAATTTGCTAGGTTGTACTTATGCGCATCTTCTAATGTCCATTCTCTAATCATAACTTTTCTCCTTTAGTTGTTATATATTTTTATCGCCTGTACGAAGACAATACCTTCCAGTACTACTAATATAGCTAGAAAAACAAGTATTCAAATATTCTTCTTGCGCAGAAGAAATGCGTCTTACTTTACCATGCTGTGTCCCTATGAAGTGCTGTACTAACATAGGAAAAATGTTAGAGCCTTCAGGAATAAGAGATACTTCATGCGCAATATCATCATAGGTTTCGTATTCAAATCCTACCAAGATGTTACCATGATAGTCAATATTATACTTGTGTAGTAAATCAAGTGTCTTATAAATATCTGATACCTTTAGCTGCTTATTAACATAATCAAGCTTCTTTTGGTTAAAAGATTCTATTCCTACTACCAAGTAAGAACACCCAGAGTTTTTAAATAGCTGAGCCAAATCTTCGTCAAAGTTATCACATCTAATACTGGCTCCCCAAGCAACATTTCTTGAAACTAAACTATTACATAAGTCAGACACATACTTCTTATTTATATTAATAGTATTATCATTAAACACAATTAACTCTGTATTGTATTTCTTAATATATAAATCTACCTCATCCAAAACACTTTGTAGAGGTCTTCGTTTATAAGAACACACCTGAGAACAAAACGTACAGCTATATGGACAACCAAAGGAAGTCAAAATTCCCATGTATCTAGTATCATGTCTTTTATGATACTCTTCAATTCCAAATTCCTCGTATAGTGGTAAGGGCAAAATGTCAATTTTTGACGTTTCTGAATGTTCGCCAATACACAGTTTATCAACATGACCAACTACTAAATCTGGTCTAAAGGTTGCTAATGCTCCACCAAGTATAGTTTTAATGCCAGCATCTTTGCACACCAAAGCATCTCTAATAATCAAGTCTTTAAATTCTTCGAAGCCAGTAAAAGCAACAATGTCTTGTCCTTTAATTTCTTCTTTAAAATCATACTCCCACATGTTGTAGTTAAGAACTTTTATTTCAAAACCCTTTTGTTTATAAAGTGCAGCAATATACATAAATCCTAAAGGATAGCAACAAGCATCTCCTAACGGTACACTGTATTTATAAACTACGAAACAAGCTTTCATTATCAGATCTCACAACCCTTTACTAATCCCTCATTAATAACACAAGCAGTTAGCATATTGTAAAGCTTTCCGTTGCGTGCTTTATAGTACGGAGGACAATCAATATCCCACAAATCTATATTCATAATATCGTACCAGTGCACAAGACGAATTTCTAAACCTTGAAAAACAATAGAGGCAACGGATACTTTCTGCTTTCTAGCTGGGCGAATTTCGCCGTACTTACTTACTTCTTTAACCATATCAGAAGTAAAAATTTTGTTAGAATTTTTTACTGTGTCAGTTGCCCAAACATTACTTACAGACTTTATTCTAAAGTTATGTACCACATCAAAATATGCTGTAAACACTGTCAAAGCTTCTTCCATCTGACTCAGACTGTCCATAGCATAAATCAAAGTCCATATCTTATGATTAGTGTTTTTACAAAAGTTTAGAAAAGCTATGTCTAATCCGTTAGACTCTTTGTGTAAAGAAAGACTGATATGCAACGTATTGCCTTCATACAACAAGCCAGCCTCTGCAAGGTCAGTACAAAACTGTTCGTTACGCAACAAGGTTCCATTTGTAGAAATATTTACTTCTCCGTATTCTGAAGCTTTTTTCACAATCTCAACTATATCTTTATGCAGACATGGTTCACCACCAGTAATAATAAAAGGAGCCAAGTCTTTATGCTCTTCAATATCTTTAACAATCTCTTCTAGTGGTTTATCTTCCCCAGTATTTTTATGGTAACAATACTTACACTTAAGATTGCATCTTGAAGTAATATCAACAAAATATCCATTGTAAATTTCTTTGCTGTCTTCAAGCATACACAACTGATACCAAGGAATATCTCTTTCAACCATAGCAGAAAACCTGCCGTGCACAGGACAAATCTTATCCATCATTACAACATTAGTAGTATAAACTACTGCAGGAATTTCTTTATAGCAAACAGGGCATAAAGACATAGTAGGCTTCATTAAATAGTCCCCTCATAGAACCCATAAACATCTGAGCCATTCCACAAAACTTCTTTTTCAAACTTAACAAAAAGAAACTTTGAAGTAAAACAAGCATTGTAAGTAGTAGCATTCTTATCTTTCTGTCCGTTCTCATCATAAGCTTTTCCAGGAGACCAACCAAGTCCTGTCTGGAAATACCAATTCTTCTTGAAGCGAAAGCACAAACAGATAAGAGGAATGGGAATAAACTTATATTTGAAGCTTACTATAATCTGAAAGAAGAAAAGTGAATTGCAATACTTAGTACAAACATCATTCCAGATGCGAAGGTCAAATAATCTCCACTTCTTCCCCTCAACAACAAGTTTGTTGCCTCCCATCAGTACTTCGTGATAACCACGAGCAACAACATCCATACCAGTGTTTTCACTTGCTTCATCAAGATAGCTCTCAACCAGTTCTTCTTTGAAAGGGATGAAACCAATTCTTAAATTTAGAAGTGATTTTCTTAGTTCCACATTCTTTATAGCAAAAGGAAAAGTGGTATGCTTCAACACTTCTGCAGGATTTCTTACAAAGTCTTGCATATTTATTGAGTTGCCATAGATATATTTCTTGAACCAAGGACTTTTTATGTTCAACCACACTATCATTTTTATAAACCAAGTTCTTTCCCATAAAGCTATCATCTTATTTTCCTCCTTTATTAATTAGTCTATATTGTGGTGCTGCTTTCCACTGATTATCATCGGCACAAAATATCCAAGCTGGTTTGTTCGGGTCATTTGCTGTCATAATCTTATAGCCTTCTAGAGTAGTATGAAGTATATAACCATTACTCATTACAGTATCATTTATTTGTCGCATCTGCCCAGGAGATTCTTTAAAGTAAAATACCCTTGTCAATCCCCAAATACCAGCTGATGCCGAACCAGTTAGTATTACAGCTCCAAGCACAAATAAAATTAAACTTGTTGCACCTTTGTTCAGGATTTTAACAAGCCATGAGTTCTTTTCAATATCATTAAGCTTGTTAGAAAGTATAATCATCTGCTCAGACAACCCATTATCCACCTTCTTCCTGATATGTTTTATGTCATCATCTTGTCCTTTAATTACTTTAGAGAGTTCGCCAAGCTCTCTATTGTTGTCTAGCACTAATTGACAATAGTTATATCTACGTTCATCTGTTCTGTTGTCCACTTGTAAGGCTCCTTTACTATTCCTAAAGTATTTTGTATTACTATCCATTATTCTATTTCCTTCCCTTTTGAAACAGGGTTCTTTCTAAATCTATCTCTCCATCGAGTATGAAGAAATTCATGCACAGGATGTACTATAAAAACATACACTATCTGCGCAGCAGAACTTGCTATTTCTACTACCTCAGTAATGTTCTTTCCAATAACTCTTAAGTAAGACTCAGAAACTTCTATTATACTAGATATATTCTTTCCAAAAGATTTTATAATAGTTTCAGAAATTTTTGCAACACTTGTAATAGCCTTTCCAAAGCTTTTTGTAATACTATCTGAAATCTTTGCTACGTCTGTAAGTATCCTTTCAAGTCTAGCACTTCTAGCTTCTGAGCTTAGAACTGTGTCAGTTATGCTTCTAATGAAGCTTGAGACTCTTGAGAATACTTCTGAAACTTTTATGATATTAGTAAAAGTTTTAGCAAAACTCATTACTCTATTATCAGATATTTTTACACTACTTATTATACTTCTTAAGAAAGAAGAAACCTTAGAAAATACATCTAATGTAACAGTCGTATCAGTAATACTTCTAATAAAGCTAGAGACTTTTGAAAAAACTTCTGATGTAATTACAGTATCAGAAATACTTTTAATAAAACTACTTACCTTTGAAAACACTTCAGATATCTTTACAGTCTCAGTAAAAGCTTTTCTTACTGAATTAAATGAAGCATCCATAACAACTGCTATACCAGTAAAATAGATATATCCTTTCTTAGAAAGGCTATCAAGTAAAACTACTGTGTCAGTAAAGAGACGAATAAATAAAGTACCAATAGTTACACTATCACTTACTACTACAGTATCTGATACAGACATATCACTTTCTACAGCGTAGAAAATAATATCTTCTTCACTTTTAAATATCATATCCGCAGTACTTTTAAAGTAAATGTCTGACACTACATCACCTTCCGTTTATTTTATTATCAAGTCCTTTTAAAAGAACATAAAAAAGTTTCCTGCCGCCGCCCCTGCCGTATAATCAATAACCAGCCATAGTTGGGAACAGTAACCACATTTTAGTACTTTGTCTTCGGTATAGCCTGACAAAGAAATCCCTGCAACTAACGCATTAATGTCTGTGATTGTCCATGCCAAACCGGTTTTTTGATTGGTTGTTTGTATCCATGAATACTCGGCGAAGCTGGTTGTGAGGGCAAGCTCACTGGAATAATATATCGTGCCGCCGCTTTCGCTTTTATAAGCGAATTTTGCATAAGGGGTGGTTGGGTCAAAAGCATTAAATCGTGCATAAAAAGTAATCTTGTTTATTGTTGAACCTGAGGGAATAGAAGTATCAGGGAGAGCGTATAAGTCGAGCCACCACACCGTAGTAAAATTGGAATTATTATTGTAAACATAATCAGCGTCATTTGCCGATACTTCATCAACATAAGAATAATTATTGGCTTGATTACCGGCAGAATTATAAAGATCAGTTGTACCATTCCCGTTAGGTCTTAGGGTTTCAGTAGCCATTATTCCCACCCCAAATTAAAACGCTCATTACGATTTCTTTTCCACTGAAATCCGTAACCATCAGGACATACTTTTACGTCTGCAAAGTTTTTGCTTAAGCCGTCTTTACTTTTTTTAATCAGCTTGAGAAAAAACAGCCTCATATCCCTTTCCACTGATTTAATGTCTTTCACATCTTGGTTGCCGCAAGCTCCGGCGCCATATAGTTCAACGCATTTTCTGGTCGGGCATTTATCGCACCCTAAAAAACTGATTGTTGTTACTTCAGTATATTCTTCCAAAATCATCTGCTTGTTGACTTTATTAAAGGCATCATAAGCGGAAGGGTCTGCTCCTTCGCCAAAGCCGAGTTTATATAACTCTTCGTGCATCTTTCTTGTCGCATCTTCCCGCTTGCCGTATTGCTCTTTCGCGGCAGCTATCTCTGTTGCCGTTTTTGTATTCGATACCGCTACCTTCTCCCGATAAATCTCCGCTACGGCGCGGTAATCATCAACTATCTTGCGCCCTGCCAGTAATTTGTCTATGTCTTTTTGTTCAATCATCACGCCTCCTGAGCAGATGCAATGCATCCCCACTTACTTGTAACTGTGTCATAAATAAACCCTACCGTAAGAACTTTACTGATAACAGTAGTCGTAGGCAACGCAACACCTTTGGCTTCAAAACTAGCACCCCAGGCTATTGCTCTTGCTGTTCCATTGTCCTTTATCCTAATTATTAGCTTCTGGAAATTAGTCGGTGTTCCAGATAAATTTGTGGTCATTGAAGTTATAGCAGCTGCTAACGCTGTAATAGTAACTGCATCACAATTATCTGTATTAATTGTAGGCTCACCTGCGGAAGTAATCGTAGTTATTCTTGCTGTTATCCTCTTATTGGTAAAAGTAGATGTCATAGCATCAATATAAGTTTTGAGGATTGACTTTACATAAGCCCATGATAAGGTTTTAAGAACATTAGATGCCTCAGTATCAATAATACCAATCTTATCATTATCATGCATCGTCGTCTTAGCATCAACACCATGTATTACTGCGCCTACACGAACTGACTCTACTACAAGAGTTCTAGTATCTGCTATAGTCTTTTCAGCATATGTATAAGGATCACCACCAGAAACTAAGAAAGAATTTGCCGCTGTACCAACAGTAGGGACATGAGCTGTTTGCGAATGATCATAAGCCGTTTTACCTCTGTCACCTCGATAGGCATCAGCTGAAGTTTCACCAAGAATTAGTTGCCCATAAGGAGACTGTAAAATCCATCGCTTATCTCCAGCATTAGTATCTGGAGCAATTATACTAGGAGAAGACTCAGCTGCTCCTGACGTTGCGTTTAACTTATAAGCATACAGCTTTCCATCATAGATACCAACAGCTGGGTCTCCATCTTTTAAAGCTACGCCATCGTACTTATCTAAAGCTCCTGTTCCACCGCCAGTAAGAGCTATAAAACTTCTATAGTAATTAGGGTCAGCCATTATGTTCTCCTATTACGCAGACTGGTCTACTGTTAGTTTCCAAGTAATAACTAACGAGTCATCTGCTAACTTATTAATAACATCAAAATCATCATAAAGTAACAAGTCAGTTGTATTCTGAGTTACTACATTAAAGACACCAGCTTCTGTAACAGCTCCAGTACCAACACCTGCACCAAAAGTACAAACCATAGTTACTTCTTCGCCAGATTTAGTTTTACTATCTAGTGCCGTTCTAGAGTCAGCTATATAAGCACCCAAAACACTATCACCTACTGCTTGACCACTACCAGTTCCGAGTTCCATCCAGCCTGGTTTCGCAATAGAAGGACTTGCTAAAAGCTGGTCAGCAATCATTATAAGACACAAATCAGTAACTAAATTATGCCCAACTCTGACATCTTTTAACTTTCCTTCTCTATTAAACAGCTCCATCTTATAGTTAGCAATCAATCTAAGATGAGCATTAAAATTGTCTCTCCAAAATAATTTCTTTTTAAGCACATTAATCCAGTTCATTTCTTTTCTCCTTAATCAGTCATGTTATTTACAAACCCTATTATTGTTGCAACATTTGCTTGATTAGCAAATGCTCTTACTACTAAACCATTTTGAAGAATAAAACCTGGAACAATAGGTATCCAGCCATATCTTCCTAAAAGTGTAATATATATAATATCATCTGGAACAGTAACACCTCCAAACTCTACAGTAAGCAGTACATCAGAAGAAACACTATTAAATCCCCAAAGCCATATTTCGTCATAAGTCCCTGGAGTTGTACCAGCAACTGCTGTATGAATTAAAGTTCCTGGAGTAGCTGTTGTTACTATCTTAATTGCTTTACCAGAAGTACTTCCACTTAATACTCGTTTTACTGCAGTTGCCATTTATCCTCCAAATACCTGCATAATTAAAAAGTCACTGCCACCACTACCAGTCGGGCCAGTATCTCCTTTTTCGCCCTGTTTGCCTTGGTCACCTTTAGGCACACCAAAATCAAAGATAGCTGCAAAAGCAGTTCCTACATTTAAGATATACTCATCACCCTGGGCAACAGCTTCAACATCACCTACTTGAATTGTTGGTGTTAAGCCTATTAGTCCTCTTTCACCTTGAGGCCCAGGAGTTCCACTGTCCACATACTCAGAAATTTTCTGAAACCAAGTAAGCCAAGCTTTATTAGTTATCTGTACACTACCTAAATTATCAATAGATTCTCTGGTTGGCGCAGCAATTCTAGTCATTATGACCTCATTCCTTCTAAATTAGAAATACAACCCTTTAATATAAAAGGAGCATTTGCTGTATAAGTAAGTTCATAAACTCTTCCTCTAGCATTCCCAAGTCTGTTCCAAATAACTCTCTTTGTATACTCTCCACTAGCTCCCAAACTTCTTACCTGTGCTGTAGACCAAGTATTTGTACCATCATCTGACCAGCGAAGACTTGCTTGTGGAACACTAGTAACATTTAGACCTACTTCAAACAAAAGCTCAATCCTATGATGAGCTATTCTATTAGCGTCTCCACCAACAGCTTGAGTTCTCCGATTTCTAGGAATTACTTCACCATCATCAGTATATGTACTCATATCAAGTTCATATATCTTACCACCAGTATAGTCTCCGATTAGCCACTTACCATTATAGTACACAGACTTGTTTCCTCTATGTCTTCCATAGGTAGCAACACCTGCTGTTTTAAAGCTACTCCATTCATGCCAAAACTCGGTAGTTACATCAAACACCCAAGTTTTGTCAGCAGTCGGAAAGGTAATAACATAGAAGATATGCCCATCAAGTCTGTACTCCCAACCTCTAGCATCGCTAACAGTAGCATAACCTTGAAGTTCTGTGTCTATATGAATAGTAGAAATCTTTTCTCTTTGGTATCCTACATTTCTAACAATTTCTCGTCTGGAATTCATCCAATAAAACTGTGAGTTAATTAAACAAACAGACTCTATTGCACCAAGACCATCCTCAATCAGTCCTCCGTTAATACGAGTAAATGGAAAATCTGCATTACCAGAATTATAAAAAATTTCTGTTGTTTCTGAACCAAACACCCATAAGTTATGGTTTGTACTAAACACTCTAATTGCTTCGTCTGGAGCACCTTCAGCTGTAGCATAATCTAACGCATCCCAAGAGTTAACATCATACAAACCAGAAATACAAATCTGCCCAGTATCTTTCTTCGTAACAATAAAGTATCCGTCCATAAAAGTACAAGAAGTTGCTTCTGGGTAGTCACTTAGTATACTTACATCTTCCAACGCACCAGCTGCAATATAGTGCCCAAAAGAGCTTCCATCTACAATTAAAATCTCTACGCCATTATAAGCCATAAAGACTTCACCTGTACCTGTCTCTAGTGCTCCAAGGTTTGTAATAGTTCCATCAGATTCAATCTGAAAAACATAAGAACCTATTACAATATATAGATTATCATTGAAAGCAGCAAAGCATCTTAATTCATCAGAGTCTACAAGTTCTGGATACACAAGTTGTGTTTTTGTAAGAGTCCCATCTGTGCCATCTACTGCAGTAGATTCTGCCGTAACACTACCTATTAGTGCAATATTACGAAGACCTAAATGTGAACTTCCTTCCCAGTGATCTGTCATCTTAAATGCGTAGTATCGATAGTTAGTTGTGCTAGTAACAGTAATAAAATTTGTATCAGCTCTATTCGCTTCAGCATGCTTTGCAAACGTCTTACTACTTAAACTAGTAATTTCAGTCCATCCAGTATCAGTACTATAAGTAAGAGTATTAAAAGCACTCCCACTATTTGAGCCCCAAAAAGTAAAATTTTTACAGGCATTATTAGTAAAGCCTCCACTTTCGTGGCGATTATCATACTCTATAAATCTAATACTACACGCTTCTCCTAGATCAATATGAAAACGTACTGCTGCTATAGTATAAGAAGCAGAATTCCATTCATTATTAGTAGAACCCCCTATTAAAGATAGCGATGGGTTTACAGCCATGTATGGTTGCCAAGAATCTCCTCTAGTACTTGAAGCCAAAATGTAGTCTGATGTAAATGTTGGAGGATATAAACGCAATAAACCTACTCCACCAAAAGATATAAAAGGAAGTTGTTCTACATAAGGACTTACTCCTTTGTAAGTAGAGCCATTACCATTTCCTCCGTCGTGAGCAGCATTTCCTGTTTGCCCACCTTTACCACCTTGTCCTATAAAACAAGTAAAATATGTAGAAGTTGCGTATCCATAAGAACCAGCTACTCCTTCAAATATATATCCTTCGCCATCAGTTCCTCGAGTTCCTGCAGTTCCTTTAGTAACAGTAATAGTTCCTTCGGCTGCTAAGGTTTCATAATAAATGTATACTGATCCACCATCACCTCCACTACCCGCTGCGCCTCCTCCAGAACCACCAGTTATGTTATACACAAGATAGTCTGTACCAGTTACTGGTGTAGCTGCTCCATCAACTCCATCTCCTCCATCACCGCCATCTTCACCACTGACATCTATAGTACCATTGTTAGTAACAGTCCTCGCAAATATAATTACTCTTCCGCCACCTCTTCCTCCATTACCACCAGCTCCGCCATTAGTAGCAAGTGTAGTACTTTTAGTTGTAGCGCCCCCTCCTCCACCTCCTCCACTTCCGCCATCTCCGCCTTTACCAGCTAATGGTTTATTAGCCTCTCCTCCTAAAGTAGCATCTCCACCATCTCCCCCATCAATAGTAGTAGAGGTACCACCTGCTCCTCCAACACCACCAGTTCCTCCAGAATGCGTATCAGTAACTGTACCATTATTAGTAAAAGAAGTTGTACAACTTATAGTATATCCTGCTGTATCAAGTGTAACTTCTTCGTTAATAACTAGAGTAGATACTCGTAAATCTTCTGTTAGTGTAGTATCTTCGCTTATTACCATATCAACTGCAGATGCTGGTCCATATCCTGAAACATTAGCAAACAGTTTCAGTCCAGGCGTATGGTACATAGCTAAAACTTTCTTAGCGTCTTTGTTATCTATTACAGGAAAACAGTTAATACTTCTCTGAGCATTAATCGTAGGAGACCTTTGTTCGTAAGCTCCACCAATAAAAGGCAGTTCAATAACAGGAGTACCGTTAGCCATTTGTCCAACTCCTTCCAGCAGGAATATCAAGGTTAACAGGTTCTACAGTAGTATTCGCATTAGAAGTAACTAGGTCGTTATATGCTCCCTGAGCAAACCCAATCATTTCAGTAGTAAGTTGCTTTCCATATTCTGTAGCAATACGCATAGTCAACCCATACAAAACAGCTTCTTCGTAACTCAGAGGAAGTTGTAAAGTATCATTAATTGAAGCAAAAGAACTTGATTCTGTAAAAGGTTGAAAGTTTTCTAGACTAACACTTAAAGCAGAATTTGGAGTTGGATAAAAATACAGTGTACCATTCGGGTACGTTGGCTTGTAGAAAACACTGGATGGTTGGTCTTGTTCAGTTTTATCAAAAAGACCTAAATACCTACCTTCAGTTATCTTCTCAAGCATCACCGTACTTCCGTCTGAAAGTGTAAGTACTGCTGAAATAAGCTCTTGAGGTCTATTACCTGAGATATCTCCGCTTGGTCCCCAAGTATAACTAGCTGTACCAGACACAAGTGTAAGACTAGTATAAGTCGATGCATAGACTAGTATTCTTTTACTTGCCCATCTTCGAAGCATAACTTGTAAAGCAAGAAGAGCATCAGCATATTCACTAGTAGTAGGAGTCTCGCCACTAGCATAAACTCCACACTTTCTAAAGGCTGCTTTTATTAAATCACTAACTAACATATATTTACTCCTCCAATTTCATTCGTGGAGAAAAGTCAAATTTTGACGTTATTCACTTATTTTTGATAGCTTAGCTGGAGTATCAACCCAACCATCTTTAATAGCTTCTTCCAGTTCTTTACGAGTCTGAAATAACTTTCCTTTTCTCGTATCCTCATGATACATCCAGCACGGCATAACTCCAGGCATGGGAATTATCTCATCTTCAACTTTAGTTTCTGGAGTAATAAATCCTACCAATTTGTTCTTTGATGCCATGATTTATCCCTCCAACATTTCATAAGCCTGCCCGACGATTATCGTACTGTAGGCTTTTCCAATAAGTTTCTTAAGTAGTGCAATGTCTTCTACCGAAAAATCTTCTTCGTCATTAACAATTCTCTGACCCATCTTCCAACGCTTCAGTTTATCTTCGCCAGAAAGATTTTGTTCGTCAGTGTACGTTGCCATTAAAGCATTAATAGCAATCGTTTTTAGAGTTGTAGGCTTATCTCCGCTAAGAATCTCTTTGCCTTCCATGTCCTCAAATGTTCCCTTAAAATTTACCTTCATAATTCCTCCTAATTAGTTTTTAGCGGGAGTGTTTATGGCACACTCCCTAAAGCCAATTAAATTACTTACGCGTTAGCGTTGTACAGTCCAAGATACCTAACTCCAGAAGGAGTTCTAACTCTTACAAACTCTTCAACAGCAGGTGCCGCTTTCTGATTGTCGTACCAGATACTACCAGCACCAGAGGATACTCCAGTCAAATCAAACAAGTATCCACACTCATCAAATTTTGCTACAGCATCTCCCCAAGTATTAATTGAGAAGACAACCAATGGAACGCCAGCAGTATAACTGGTTGGGCAGTTAATTTCTGCTTCAAACACAGCATACGTGCCAACACTACCAGCAATATCACCACCTGGCATCGTTAACTCAGCACATATAACACCAGCTAAACCAGTAACACCACCAGTCGTACCATAGTCTAACTTTGCGAACAAAGCATTTTGATAAGTACCACCAATAGTATTAGTAGTTAGTGTAAATGCGCCAGCCTCTGCTGAAGCTCCTATTCCAGTGTGTGTTTGAGAAACCGTTAAGCTTCTCTCCACACCAGTTGTTGCAGCGTTGGTCTGGACAATAGCGAGCTGATCTTCGCTTGCATCGTACAAGAGATAACAACTTGCTGTCTCCCCAAAAAACTTCGCATCATAACCAGCGTTATCAACACCAACTGTCAGTGTATTTCCAAGAAAAGTAGCTCCACCAATACCAACACCACCTGCGCATATTAAAGCACCTGTAGCAGAGGTCGTTGAAGCAGTCGTACCAGCAATATTCAAAACACTTGAAGTTCCAACTAACAGCAGACTGTTTGCAGACTGATCCCAGTGCATATAGTTTTCGTTTGTAGCACCATATGCAAGGAAATCATTACCTTTACTACCACCTGATGCACCAATAGAAAGTGCTCCATTAGTATCGCCGTCAGGATTCCAAAATACTCCGCATCCAGTAACTGCACCGTAGGCACTTACCAAAACACCTTTAGTATCAACGCCAAAATACCAAGCACCATTAGTGTCACCGTCCTGATCCCACCACACTTTGTAAGCTGTAGTATCACCATAAAAGGTAACATCAATTCCAGTAGCGTCAACACCAAAACCAACATTACCAGCTGAGAAAGTAAGCAGACCAGCTGAATGAGTTAGCAAAGCGTTTCCGTTATTGAAATTAATTACTGCTGCACTGGCAAGAAACAGATCCGACCACATTACTGTCGCTGACCCAAGTGCCGCACCATCTGATGCCGCAGGAGTAATAAGTGCATCAAAAGTATAACCGCTTGAAGCACCTGCAAACGCTAGTGTATTACTACTATGTGTGATAGTAACATCACCATTATTAAAATTAATTACTGCCCCAGATGCCAAGAACAAATCGCTAAACATCTTAGTACCACTACCAAGAGCTGCCCCATCCGATGATGCAGGGAAAATAATTGCATCAAAGGAGTAACCATTTGAAGCACCTGCAAATGCCAACGCATTAGTACTGTGAGTAATGGTAACATCACCGTTGTTAAAGTTAATTACTGCACCGCTTGCCAGAAACAAATCCGACCACTTCAAAGAAGCGCTACCTAATGCAGCTCCATCGTCTGCATCAGGAGCAACCACCGAACCTGTTAATGTCATACCAGTAACAGTAGCTCCTGCTAAATTAAGTGCGCCAGTAAATGCAACAGCCCCACTAAAAGTTAATGGATTAGGGATAGTTACAGCTTCTGACGCATTTTCAAATAATCTTAAAAGGTAACTCATTTGATTACCTCCTTAACCTATCAATCTGCAAGCAAGCTCAGGATACAGTGTCTTCACACCATAAAGGACATCAAGGCGAATGATTTCTTCGTCCGCATCAATATCATACTGCTTCACGACACGAATACTAAGTCCTGTATCCGCATCAGACTCTCTAGCACCCCAAACATTCGCAGGCATTTCAATAGGTGTAGTAACCATCGCAAACGCAATTTCTGAGAACATAAGGTTCTGAGGGTAGTAGCTTTCCTCTGTTCCGATAAACGTAACAACAGCATTCTCCGCAGGAAACGCATTAACTGTTGAATACGGATTGGTAGCTCCATACACAATAGTCGGAGAAACTTTAACTGTTGCAGTAGTGTCGGAAGCAACACGCTCAGTACAAACAAACCTACGAAGAACACCAGTGCTTGCACCCGACATAGGATTAACTGCATACACACCATCAATAGTAAAAATATCTCCAGCATGAATGTCGTTGTTAGTGCTATCAAAACCCTTCATAACAACCTGTGTCGCAGTATCCGTAATGGTAGCGTTAATCAGCGGAGTAGCACCAGCAGTAAACTTACCAGTCAGATGCCTCTGAATATTCTGATCCATATACAAATCCAGGTTAGCAATTTTGCCCAAGAAACCTCTGGTCATGATATCTTTTGCAATACCCTGAGCAAACGTTCCTTTGAGACCATCCGCTAACGACCAGTTCGCAGCAGGATTAAGAATACCTACACGACGAGTATTCGCAGGCCCAGCTTCGTCATCCAGTACTGTCTGGCTATCACCAAGCGCTTTGAAAGTCGCAGGAGTCGTTCCAGGCGTACCAGCGTAGTTATAAACATTTAAATACAACGCTGTCAAATCAGCATCACACTGGTTCGCAAGCGCTGCAGCAGCAGGAGCAATATATCTCTTACTGTAATCTTCGATTGTCTGTGTAAGTTCCACAGAACTGAACGCCCAGCTCACATGAGCCTGCGTGGACATAGTAATAGTAGTTGACGGTTCAGCTAGGTTGGTATTACTACGTGCCTGAGTTTTAGTAGCTCTAAATTTATTAGGTTTACGAATTGTAACAGACTGACCAACCTTTACAAATTCGTTCTTATAGTCCCTATGAACATTCCTACCCATAGCCAAGCTGTTGAGTAACTGCATTAATCCTTCTTTAGCTATAACGGTAGGAGTTAATAATGTATTACTTGATGCCATAATCTAACTCCTTATATTTGATTTCCTTTTTCTCTCCATGCCCGATATTCAGCAGCAGTCATATTCTCGGGGTCTTTCTCAATTACCCCATCTGCTTTCACAGGCGTAATCGGGGCAGGAGCTTTCGTTGTGTCTTTCTTCTTTAGTTTTTCTGCTTCAAGCTTTTTCTTCTTTTCTTCTTCAAGCTTCTTCTTTTCTTCCTCTTCTTGTTCCTGTGAAGAAGCAGACAAAACTTCTCTTTCAATTTTAGTAACTTCCCGCGCAGCTTTTATAGGAGACATTCCTGAAATCTCTGCAGACTTATCGGGATTTTTAGCAAGCCAATAGAGTACATCAGCAGGTACCTCAGTGTCAAGAGCTAACGTAACAACTGCTGTGCTGAGCACAAGATCTTTGTTGAGAACAACAAGCTTATCAAAGTCAGTATATTTTACTCTTCCTGCATCTATGGCGCTATCTAAGTCTTTCCATGTCTCAGTAATCTCTTCTTTTTCTTTTCCGTCAGTAACTTCTTTTTCAACTTTCTTTGCAGAAGCTTTTAGCTTCTGGTCAACCTTCCATTCAGTAAGAGCTTCAATATAGTCCTCATCAAAATCGAAGTCATCACGTTTTGGTTTGGGATTATCTTTATCAGTATTAGTGCTTTCAAATTTTGCTAACTTTTCTTCGGCTTCCAGTCGTTTCGCTTTCTCATAATCTCGTTCTCTCTCAGCCGTCCGCCATTTTTTAGTTAGCTCACCAATACGTTTATCGACTCCTTTAAGTTCTTCTGTCTTGCCTTCCTTTTCTAGTTCTTTCTTTTTAGCCTCTGCTTCTTCTAGTTCCTTTTTAGCTTTATCGGCTTCGTTATCTTTTTTGTCTTCTGCTTTTGCTGCAGCTTCTGCCTCTGCTTTTGTCTTTGCCTCAGTCTCAGCTACTTTATCTTCAGTCTGCTTTAACTCTTCTTTCTTACTTTCTTCGACTACATCAACTTTAGTCTTGAACGGTTCAGTTGAATCAACAGACATTAAATTCGGATTGTCAACTTCATTCACAACTTTAATTGTATCATTTACTTCTTCCATACTTTTTAGCATTTTGCATTCTCCTCGAATGATGCCCAAGGTTAGCTTGGTCAGTTAAATTGTTAGATTTCTTTATTTTCTCTTGCTACTTGATACTCTTTCAAGCTCATTTCTTTTACAGACTTCTTACGAGAAACATCCATTTTTTCTATTTGAAGAGAAACAGAATAGCTTTCCTCTTCTCCATTCCTCTGAAAATTTCTGACTTCACTAACACTAGCTTCAGCAGTAATAAGAACTCTATCTTTAACGTTAAAGTCTTTTACCTGAGGAAGTTTAGCGATTTGTTCTTTCTCCAAAGAAAGCCTTAAACCATAAGGAAATTTATCGCCATTAACATTTAACTGTGCTACAGCAGTATCTTCCTTAAGCTTTCTTAGAGGTAATTCCATATTAACTAAATCTTTCATCTGTCCCTCCCATTAGCAATAGCTCGCACATACTTCATTCCGCCTTCAATAGCTGCATTGAAAGCGTTTTGGTTTCTTCTCTTAGGAAGTTTTGTAGCTGCAAGAACAGACTTATCCTCAGCCTCTTCAACCTCATTTGGAAACACCTTATAAGATTCGGTTACAGAGTTTTTACCCATTTTATTATCCTCCACACTATTTTCTTCTCCCTCCGCCATTCCTACTCCCAGAGGAATTTTACTTTTTTGAAGAGTTTTCTTTACACCTTTATTGTACCAAGAGACATTTCCTTTATCATCAAACTCAAGTACTCCAGAGTCAGGATACTTCTTATCAGGAATTGCTCCAACCTTTCGCATAAAAGCTTTAGAAGCATCATTTGCAACATATTTATCAGACATTGTCAGACTCCTCTATTGCTGCAGCTTCAGCAGTATAGTCCTTACCATTCCCACCAGCTGGACTTGCAGCACTTTCTCTGGTTTTAAGAATATTCTCAACCATAGCTTTTATATTGTCCTGACTTCCCTGAAGTTCAAGAAGTGATTTAAGCTCAATAGTTTTAAGCCGAACTTTCTCTTGTGCAAGTCGAACCTTCTGCTCTTCAAGACGAAACTGCATTTCCTGAGTTTTTAATTGAATATTAGGATCAGGCGGTGGAGGAGTAGGAAGCTCTGGTTCTCTTCCTTCAAATTTAGCCTGTTTCATCTCATTTTTAATTCTAATCTCAGGCGGAAGTAAATGTTCCAATCTTTTTGCAACATCGTCCGCACCTGGCCAGTCATTAGCCTTCGCATACAAATCTCCAATAAGAGGAGCTGCTTGTGGATAATATTGAATAAAGGCTTGCATAGATTCTCTAGCTTCTGTTCGTTGCGTTGTAAAGCTTGGACCGACAGATACTCGAACATCATAATGTCCTATAGACATATCCCTAAAGATTTTTCCATCTTCAGACCTCTTATTTATTTCCATAAACTCAAAGGTTTCATCATCTAATCCAAGCCTGATAATCCGCTGTGTGTCCAAAATTCCTGGGGCAACATCCAATAAAACCCTTCCAAGATAAGCAGTTGATCTTGCAAGGTTATCCGTAAAAGCAAAAGTTCCAACATCTCCCTCTTTCTTACGTTCTCTAATTGCTGCGCCAGAACGTTCATTACTTTGCATGCCAAGACTTGCTTTTTGAAGCCCAATAGTATCACGCATTTCCTGATCAGTCTGAGCAATCTTCTGAATCATAGCAGAAGACGCCTGAGGCGGAGCTTCTCTATGAGGCCAGTCTGGAGCATCTTTATCAAAATTAACAAGCAAGTAAGAGTAATTCATTTTATTAGCGTTCTGCCACATTCCTTCGTGCCCGCTAATCTGCTTTGGTGTAACAAGATAAGGAACTCTTGGCTGTAAAGCAACTACTTCGGTATCGATTGATTGCCAGTAATTATACATCCGTTGTGAGTCTTTAGCATTTCTGACAAGACCACGAACATATCGCTTACCACCAACATTTACTTCTTTACCCCATACTGGGATAACAGGAATATATTTCTTGCCAGCCCAAGTTCTTTCTTCAAGAACCCCATCACCAGATAAAAGACGCCAAACAATTTTATATCCTGTAACTTTTCTCTCCTGCTTAACTAAAACCTTATCCTGCTCACCAAGAATCTTCTCTGTTCTTCCATCTTCAAGCAAATATAATTTGTATTCTACAGGTTCTTTCTTAAAATATTCTGCTACACGAATTGTATCCTTAGTAGACCACCTTGCTAAAAACTGAGAATCGCCACCAGTAAAACCTGTGCCATCCTTTTTATAGGTTGCTTTGTATATTTCTTTGGGCATATCCGAAAGAATAAAACAATATGGAGCATCAGAACAATCATACTCCTCATGAGGTCCCCAGTAAACCGCCAAGGCGTTTTCAATCTTTTGAACATAAGCTTCCTGGTCAAAAGACTCGTCAGACACATACTTTGTAACAACTCTCATAGCACCATAACCACAGGATACTGCATGCTCAAAAGCGTGATCTATAGCTACGTCTGCCTGAGAAATATTAAAAACGTGCTTTATCCAACCACCAAGAATTTTTGCTACTGCAGGATCGCTCACATTATCAACAGGAAGAACCTTTATTGAAGGTCGGTTCATTCTCTGGTCGCCAACAACTTGGTCAACAAAAGCTGGCATCTTATTAATTTCTAAACAAGGACGATTATCTGCAAGCCTTTGCGATTTAATATCATCTGGCCACTGCTTTCCTGGGACAGCAATAAACTCCAAATCAGCTAAAGCTTGTTTACGATTTTCGTTATCAAGCTCCATAGCAATCTTTAGGTTATCGTCTGCTTCTTTTAAAATAGCTTGTTCTGAATCAGTCATGCGTCATAAGCCTTTCGTATTCCTACAACTCTGCCACTATGAATAAGTCTTCTTACAGCGTCAGTCATAGACGACGCAGCTAGAAGTACTGAATAGTCTTCAGGAGAAACTGTAACATACTGCCACGTTACTCCTGCTCGAGACTCTACTTCAAGTACACCAGAATCAGAAAAATATTTTACATCTTTTACAAAGTCGTTAGTCATTATCCCATCCAAGCCTGCGCTGCATTTGCGCCAGCATATTTTTGTGGTATATGTTGAGGTTTCTCTTTTGCAAATACTCTTGTAGCTGTATTTGAAAAGTACTCCGTCAAACATAAAGCATCAGCAATATTTGGACTATCAACTCCTCTAGACTTTAATTCCTTTTTACTTTCTACCTTTATTCCGCCGTGAGCATTAAAGGAGTAACGAACAACAGCAAGCTCATTCGCAAGCTTCTGTCCTAGTGTTTCATGTTCTCCATTGATTGCTACTTCAGGAAACGAATATGTTCCAAGTAAGCACTTATCTCTAACTCTTACCCATAACTCATCTCTCAGTCGGTTATACTTTTCAAGGTCACTGGAAGAGTTGGCAACATTAACTTGGTACAAATTAGGCATATTTCTTTTTTCAAGCCAATCAGCAACACCTGCTCCAACACCAATAACGTCTATTGCACAACCAGATGCTCCAATTTCCTGGTAGGTCTGATTAATAAATCCGCCAAGGTCAATTGTATTCAGCTTTCTAAAGGTTTCCCAAGGAAGGATTTTCAGTCCGTGTCGGGGTAATATAATAGATGCGTCATCTCCGTATCGTGCTACGTCTACTCCAAGATACAACGGCTCATTATCAGCAACCAGAATCTCGTTTCCGATGCACTGTTCTGCAGCCCACAAAGGAATAAGTGTATTTGTGTTTTGTGAAGGAGGCTCACCCATAACACGAATTCTGTACACATCAGAATCTACCCCATATTTACGAGCAAAATACTCAGGCATACTCTTATCTACTATAGTAGACTTTCGACTATCCCAATGTATCTTACACCAAGAACTTGAAATTGTAGTGTGAAAGTGTGTATCATAGAAATAACCAGAATTCTTGGTCATGTTTCCAATCAGAATTACTTTATTGTCTGGCTGGGTCATAGCGCCTTCTAATGGTATGTAGGTTGGATCGGGAACACCGGAGGCTTCGTCGACCACAATTAGTAAATGTTCGCCATGCAACCCAGCCAGGGTTTCAGCTTGCTCTTCTTTAGTCGCTCGAACTGAAGGAGAAATAAATCTAATCCACCATTCTTTAGGTGCTTCCTTATGAAAGATAATATCTTTACGAATAACAAACTCGTCAGCAACTAACGAGCCACGCAACCACTTCGACAATTCTGCCATCAGAATATCACGTAACTGCCTATTTGTTGGCGCTGTACAAGCAACCTTTGCATAAGGACGAGTTACCATAAACCAGAGAATTGCCCACGATGTTACACAGTCTTTTCCACACCCATGTCCTGAACGTATTGATATTCGCTTTTCTTTACCTAGCTTCTGAAGGAACTCAATTTGCTGCTCAGTAGGAGTAACACGAAGACATTCTGTTACAAACTGAAGAGGAGAATTCCTCCACTCACGAAGTTTGTCAACAACAGTCTTATTTATGTCTTGGGTTCCTAGTTCCATTATCTAAAAGGTCCTGAATAAATTTTCCTTGCTTCTATCTCGTAGGTGTAACTAGACGCATCGTTATAATTAAATCCTGATTCTACGGAAGCCCAGTTATAAGTCGTGCCTCCGGATGTGGAAACTATTGTAACGCCAGTAGCGGAAGGGGTGAGGACTTGCTTAATAGATACGCTGTCTAACTGGATACTTGCAGCCGTTCCGGTTATGCGTGTATTACCTGACGCAGTAGTGCATAAATATTCAGTTTTTGTGCCAGAAGTTATTGGAGATATTCCTATCGCACCACCAATAATCCCATAAATATAACCACCACTAATACTATCAATGACAACTATATATTTAACTAAAATACCAATAGTATAAGAATATGCTTGGTATATTCGTTTTCCTGAAACGCTAGTTGCGATTGCCTTTCCACCAGTAACTCCCCAACCTGCGTCACAAGTCCAATCACCCGCATTTGAAAAATCACCGCCAGTTACAAGTTCACTATCCAGCGTTTCCCCTGTCCCTGCCGCCTTGATATAACCTACAAGTTTCTTCCCTGCGGAGTCGGTAATAGTCAGCTTCCTGCCCAGATAATCAGTAAGGACATCCGCTTCAGAGAAATCCACAAACGCAGTCCCAGCGACTGCGGAGATTTTCATATTTGCTCTAAGGACTGAAGGCATTTAATTAGCTCCTTTGCTTTTTCAAAAGTAAGCATTAAATCATACTTACTACTTAAATGGTCAGCCAGCGTGTCCAAATCTGCGCCGTATTTATACTGAACACGATACGCTTCTACTTCTGATTTCAGTCTGTAATCCTCTGAAAATCTGTAAAACAATCCGTGTAAAGGACAACGCCAGAACTGTTTAACGTGGACTTTCTCATGTTCCAGAAGCCCCCTGTCGTCCTTATGAGATTTCAATATACGGATAACAAACGCATTTGTCTTTCCTGCGAAACCGTTTGGTAAAGAATCAACACAGAATTTTAAGTAAATCATTTTATCCTTACGCAGGAGTAATATCTACCCACGTTCCTCCTAAATAAACAAACTCATCAAGTGTATCTGTTTCAATGAACTTTGAGCCCTCAAGAATATTATCATCATCTCCAGGCTTCGTATCTGCTGCGAGTCCATAATAAGTATAGACTTCTCTAAAAGGTCCTGACACTGCCATAATTTATCCTCTCATTCTTTTCTTTGCAGCTTTAATAAATCGTTCTTGCTGCAGTGTAAGTACTACATTAATCTTTAAAAATCCTGCTACAGCCTCCGTTGTAATCTTTCCCTTATAATCTTTAAACCAGAGCCAACATACAGCCCTTAGTATATTATCCATTTTCTTTCTTGTTAACACTGCTGCAATAGTATTAACAAGTGTTATCTTTTTATGGCAAGTCCTACATAACTTTACTATCACATCAGGATTGTAAGTTACATGATGCCTATCGCAAGGTTTATACTTACCACACTTACTACATTTAATCTTTGCTGGAAGCATAAATCTCCAAGTATATTAATAAGTTATAGATAACTCTGTAAGACGCTTTCTAGCTGCATCTCTATAAACACTCTTATTACTACGAGCTTGCTGCTTTAATTGTCTTATACTAAATCCAGTCTCTTCGTCTTTAATAGACTTAGAATATACAATACCAGTCGAAGGCTTTTCTAAATACTCTTTAATTTTATTACTATACAACTCTAACCAGTGTTCATAAGACTTACGAAACCTATCAAACAATACTCCAGTTTCGTAGTGTCCTATTCTAGCATTACACGAAGAGCATAACATCCCTCGTAGGCGACCAGTTGTGTGGCTATGATCCCTAACTAATTTATTACTAGTGATTTCAGTTATACCACAAATTTCACACTGCTTATCTATTAAGCACCCGTTAGGTGATACCTGATGAGCGTGTTTGTCCAATTTGCCAGGGGAAGACAGGGATTGCTTCTTCCTCATCAAGTATCACCCACGAGAAAAGTCAATAATTGACGTGGTGTCTTAAAACCCGTTATCATCAAGTAGAGAAAGCTCGTTTGTTTTATCTGTAAATGGATAGCTTTCCTCGGGCGTAGACTCCACATCAATAATCTGTCCCGATGCAACAGCTTGTTCCTGTTTCTCGAGATAAATTAAATGTGCCACCAAGCCTTTAATCTCACTAGGCTTGCCTTCTATATTTAGTTCTTTGTCTTTTAGGATTTTATAACTTGTTACAAGATCTCTGAGTGGTGCTTCTTCTATCTTTTCTGGAGTAATTGCCTCCAGGACTCTTGCTTGGAGCTCGGTTAGTTGAAGAGACTGTACGGCACGATATTGAAGAAGGAGCCCCTGTTCCTTCTGCAAGGAAGCGATCCGTGCTCGTAGAGTAGGAGGACTAATTCCGAGCTCCGATGAAATGGTAGGGACTTTTTCGCCCCTATTGATCAGGTCTATTGCAGCTTCTAGGTCAATGTCTAATTTCGGTCTACCCATTTAAACCTCTTCATAGATAACTGGTTTAGTGCAAGCCCCGTCCTCTTGTCTGAACGCACACCTATCATCGTGGCGTGATGCGTATCCTGTGCATAAATGCTCATTCCCAGGCTCTTCTGCTCCACAGACGTAACGTGCTTCCATTTTCTGATAATTAACCTTTACAGGCATTTTCTTCCTATCCTCTTTCGGAATTGACTTTAAGCACGTTTCTAGGGTTGCTTGCATATCTTCAACATTCATATATGCGCCATAACATAAAATTCCAAGGAAGTCAAGAAATATTTACAATATTGTAAAATTATTTTTTGAGAATGGTTTGCTTCGCTTGTACTAATTTCCAAGCTTGCTTGGTTTGAAATTTTGACCTGTGGGGAATTTGGGGCCAGTTATATAAAAACAGAAGGTACTCTGACCCTCATAAGCCCCCCAAAACCTGAATGATATCAAATAGTTAGCGAGCTCGACATTTATTGCCACCTGCTCGACAATTTTGAACTCGTTAATATCATTAAGGATTTCCCAAATCGCCGTGAAACGCCTCGACGTTTTCGTCGAGTGGATTGTGCGGGCAAAACAAAATCCTCAATGATTTCAACAGGTTGCGATTTCCAAAATGTTGGCACAGTCCCTGCATTATATACCAATAAAAGGTCAAACATAATTGACCATAATACAAACCTTGACGGTTTGGGCAGTGCGGATTGCCAACAGGCTCATTGACAATTAAATATTGAAAGTTTGGGTGTTTATTAATACGCCTGACCGTAATACAAAATCAATCAGAAAGGTTGTGAATATTATGGATAAACAGGCAGAAAAAATAAACAACAAAAAAGAAGTTCCCAAAAAGGCAAAATGGACAATCCTCGGTGATTTGCTGACAGTTGCCATGCCTAGCGGTAAAACCGCCCAGTTTGATATGCAAAAACTGGATACTCGTGCAACGAAATATTACGGCACGAAGCAGTGGTTACAAGATGGGCAGGCAGGCGTAGAAGGCGATGACGAAAAAATCGCTGGAATGACTGCCAATTACAAAGAAGCCGTTGAGAAGGGATTGGAAGTTACAGAAACAGGTAAGATTGGCATAAAAGGTAAAATCCGTGTCAATGCGAAAGTTTCTGTAACCGAAAGCTTAAAGCAGAAGATTTTGGGACTGCCCGAAAAAGAGCAGAAGCCCGCAATCGAAAGCCTAAAAAAGCTTGGTATCGAAATCGTATTATAACTTCTTATGGTCAGGTGTATTGATAAACATCTAAACTAAAATAAAAGGTGGTGATTAATTTGCCAAGCGCAGCGTTATTCCTGACTTGTTTTAATTACATACTAACCAACATCCTAGGCACGATGTAAAACTGCCTTTCCTCGCTTATATGTATATATTAAGAAAAGTCAATTTTTGACGTAATAATTGTAACGATTGTAATACTAGGAAATTTAGGAGCCTGTAATCGGTAACATCCGTGTTTTATCCCCGATTTTCGGTAATTTTTATTGACCTTTTAGTCAGGTGTTCAATTTGTTCTTTGCCAGTGTTTTGTATGTTCTTATTATATAATATATATATATATATATATATATAAGTATATATGTATATAGTA